GCATTAGGTAGATGATTAAAAAGGTACTACTAATCTCAGGAGGCGTGATAGCCATAATTGGCGTAGCGACGGTATGGCAACTCCTGATCTCAATGTGATATGGCACGGAGGTTTAAGAACCCGGATTCATGCTCTTCTTTTGGCGAGGTTAAGGAGGAGTATGTCAGATGCTTGAGGGCGTTAAAGGAGTGCCAGCAAGAGCGTAAATTAGCGTTTAGTGTTGGTAGTTCAGATCGAAAAGAATTACAAGTAAAGCGTAAAGAGGTTAAGGCTACACAGAGAGAAGTTGAAGAGCTTCTTACTCGTGAGGAGCAGGCCAAGAAGGAAAGCAAACAGACAACAATAGCTTCCACTACAGCGGCCACTCTCATGGTAATACTGTATCAGATCTGGGAGATAAGTCACGGCTGGCCCGGAGGCAGTCAGTGGCAAAGTTTTTGGCAACACGAAGCAGTTAGCGGATCGATAATGTGGGGTATAACCATGGCTATTGTTATATTACGCAGGATCTATGAAGGTGGAAAATGATATACACTGAAAAATTAAATGAGGCGTTAAAGCTATGCACTACAACAGAGGCTGTACCTGCTGTCGTTAAGGACGCGCTGTTTGACTTGGTACAGGAAGTTCAGGCAGCGAAAACACAAGCGCAAAACATGGGAACGAGTACAGAGAAGAGATGTTCATGTGGGAAGACTTCCCAGTAGAAAAAAGAGAAAGGATCGACATGACAGAAATGCCAGCCACAGAAGACGTACAGAGGATCGTTGAGCAGTTGGAGTCACAGATTATACAGCGGCGTCAACACCTGGTGAACAATGACGCTCTTTGTCAGCGTCTGACCGGCCAACTGATGGTCTACAGGGATGTGTTATTGCCGAAGCCAATTGGTGCCGGTGTCAACGGAGATCCCATGTTGTCTGTGCAGACTGCGGAGGAAGAGCAAGGAGCGTCCGACGCTTAACCTGATAGCATAATAAGGAGAAACAAATGGATTTTCTTACAGAACGTATCAAGAGTGTGGTCAGCAAGAAGGTGGCGGTGGCCGGTGGGGGGTTTGCCTTGCTCGAGGGAGAGCCAATCGCTCAGGCAATAGTGCTGGCCGTGTATCTTCTGGGTCAGGCGTACGTAGATTCAAAAGGTGGCAGCAGCTAAAACCAAATAGGCCTCACCCAAAATTACCGGGAAAATTCTCATTGGCTATTTTGGCTATCATCTGACGGAAAGTCTCTGGCGGCTTGCATGAGCTTCCATGGCAGAAAATGCTGGCTGCCGTTGGAAAAGGTCCGTATATCGGAATCTGCCTGAAACTGTTCCTTGGAACACCACCCGATCACCTGTAGCGTTTCATTGGCCTCAGACGGGTCAACTGGCGTGGTGAATTCATCGGGCCAGACCAGTATGCCGTAATCGGTTTCCAGATGCTGGCGATGGGTAGGCAGGGCGAATTGTCGATTCCGTCCTTGGGGCAATTTAATCTGTACGGTTTTGCCGGACGGGGTAATCGCATCCCCCATAATACCAACGCCTCCAGCCTTCAGGGTTTTCAGGGGTTCCTTGGGCCATCCGTACGCCAGTAGAACCGCTGCCTCCCCCTTGATTCCCAGATAGTGGCACTGTACGTCAGTAAGGCCATCTGCGCGTTTGCGCTGTTGATACTTGCGGTTGCGCGATGTCTGTTCATTGCGCCGTTCTGCCTGCTTCCAGAGCCACTTCTGGCGGCGTGGATCCAGAACGACCTTATGCGATCCATCGAACAGGTAGTAGTGGGGCTTTATTTTTTCCATATTGCGCCCCGCCCGATACTGAGACAACATCCAGTGATAGCACCGGTTGCTGTCTCCAAACAGACTTTCAGCTTCCATACGACCAGATAGTGGGGCGTGGAACGTGGAAATTGTCATCTTCACTGATCATGTCGATATGGATGAACCGCTTGGCATGGGCCCCGTGCTGCTTAATTCCCAGTCCGGTGAAGTGCACCGACAATGCCGCGGCAACGACCTGTAGGGCCTTTTCTCCAGAGCAGGAGATATCAAACGCCTTGCCGGTGAAATGTGCCCCTGGACGAGGATTCCCCGCCGCATCCGTCTTACGTGCTTCGATTGGATGCGTCTTGTCTCTGTAGGCAGAGGTAACCCACAGGGGCCCGATCTGGTTACGCATCTCCTGCAATTTGTCTAAGGCGCTCTCGTCCATGAAGCACAGTCCACTGTGGCTGCATTTCATTTCGGCAAAGGAAAAGTTGGGCCATCGACTCCGCTCCCATGTGTCTTCATTCCATTCTTTTTTCATTACTGTCCTCGCAGTTTGTCAATGTGTGCAATGCGCTGGCCGATCCACCGCACTACCGGCACGGCAAACGAATTGCCTATTGCCCGATACCGTGGGCTATCGGCTGCTGGCTTGCCTTTTCTGTCGATTAATGTGTAGTTGTCTGGGAATCCCTGCAATCGTTCGCATTCTACGGGGGTCAGCCTTCGTACTTGCATGCCGGGCCGTGCTACAACTACAGGCGTATAGTCGGTGGGACGATTGGCGTGATCTCCTATGATAGGGGGCACCGTCTTGCCATTGCCATTGCCGCGCATGTCATAGGTCACCGCCCAGTGGCTGTGTGTTTTAGTGCTTTTTCCAGTGCCACCGGCAACGGTTTCTTGCGACGCTTTGCGCGTCGGAGGATGCCCTGACATGCTTTGGGCGACAGCGAGTACTTCGGAGCAACGCTGCCACTCTCCTCCAGAATGTCCGACAAGGAAGATTCGACGGCGTCGTTGGGGCACTCCGAAGTACTGAGCGTCCAGGATTCGGTAGGCCCACCCATACCCATGTCCTGCCATTTTTGCGAGGATGGTTCCAAACGTCCGTCCTTTGTCAATTGACAGGACGCCGGGGACATTTTCCCAGACGACCCAACGGGGGCGTATGTGGCCCACCACGTCCAGAAATCGTAGCGTGAGATTTCCTCTGTCGTCATCGAATCCGCGTCGTCTTCCGGCAACGGAGAAGGCTTGACAGGGAGTGCCTCCGATAAGAACGTCAACTGGTGTTGCGTCATCAAGAAACTCCTTTGCTGTGATGTCCATCAGGTTGGGTATGTCCGGATAGTGATGGGCAAGCACCTCGCAACAGAACGGATCGACCTCGGCAAACCATGATGGTTGCCAATCCAGTTCTTTCCATGCGGCGCTTGCCGCCTCTATGCCAGAGCAGATACTGCCGTAGGTCAGGCCGTCAAGGGGTCTCATTTTTAGCAATACACGAAGTGCACAATGGCAAATTCATGGTAGTTTGATACGGATTTATTGTTGGCTGCACACCCCAACGACATGGCTTCCCCGTTGTTGCCACGGACTCTTCAAGTTCTTCTATTTCTTTATACACTTCAGGAAACCAGAGCTTAATCTCTTCTCGTTCCCCTGGCTTTGCAAAAGCACCACACAAACATTCCCCTGACATATGGAGCAAATCTACAACTTCATTGCGAGGCAGGTTGTGTTTCTCCATGTATGCATTCTTGTCTTTGCTGTCCCAATCATGTATACAGGCTATCCAGATGCGACTTCCGTCTTTTTGAATGGGCTTCACATGACCCATGCGTCGAGTTGACTCCTGTGACCGCACACCAGTAATAAACCCGATAGCCTCACGTCTATACGTCTTATGTTCTCGCAAGACTTGACGTAAGCACCGCTCTTTAAGCTGAATATACATAGCCTGATGCTGTCCAGGGCCAGGAAATCCATATGTCTGCACCAATTCACTATACGCCTTTGGTGGATGGTACTCATTCAGCTTCCAATCGAAGTTTTTGCACGTATTGCGAACAAATTGGCGCGTCTTTTCTATCCCGATCCCTGTATTTATATGGACTGCCGTAGTAACCGCAGGATGCTGCATGGCAACATGCGTTGCACACAGAGAATCATGTCCTCCACTGAACAACGCAAACACAGTTTTTAACTTGTGCTTGTCTATGGCTTCATTAATTAGATCTAATCCAGACATTGATAGACAATGCGTGTCTTGCGTCGCTGGGTAGTCACGGCTTCCGGATCTGGCCTGACCCTACGATACAAAAATCCCTTGGACGCCAGATGATCCAACGTGCTTTTGACGACTGCTTCGGGCTGACCGGTGATGCCAGCTATGTTGGCCGCAGTTGCCCCGTGCGTAGGAAAAAACTTCAGCGCATGCAATGGCCTCGTTCTGGGGTCACGCTGCTCCAGCGCCTCCAACTTGGCTTCCCACTTCGCGATCACGTTTTTGTTCCGACTCTTGACCTTGGCCTTCTCCTGGCGTGTCAATCCCTCTGGTTTCTTCATGTTGATTCGCCTCCTTGTCTATGTTATTATACCACAGAGCAGGGAAACTGGTTATCGAAAACATCCAGTCATCGATCTGACCCAGTTGCCGCCACCCCTTCTCTGTAACTCGTCTGACGCATACGCCAAAATCTCTTTCCTTCCGCACCGGCACATTCGCTCCGTCCCACACTACATGCATGCTGTCGCCTGTCCGCAAATTTTGCACGAACAGCCACGGCACCCTGAATGATGTGTGGATGATCTCGTTGACCTTGCACCGTACGCAAAACCGTGAAAGGATCCGCTTAGGATGGTTCATCGGCCTCCTCGATCTCAACGACTACTCTGGGGTTGACCCGATCCATGTCGAATTTGAATTCCAGCCCTGCGATCTGCTTGGGTCCGTCATCGGCCAGCACTCCTGCGGCTACCAATCCATCCAGCACCCATTTGCTGTTGATCAGCAGGTTGTCTGGATCGGTTTTGCGGTTGTGCGGATAGAGAGTCATCCGGATAACCACAGGCGTGTCAAACGGTTCGATCCGCTGCGCCATCGCCAGAGTGCATACCTGATTGGTCAATCGCTTCTTGATGCTGGCATAGGCAGACCAGTGTTTTTTAGCACTGGCAATGGCCTCGTTGAGGGAGACCAGCATGCCGTGCACAACTAATTTTTCCATGTGTCATCCACTCCAAGGGGGCGTGCGGACAACACCATCATCTTTAGCAGATAATTCCTCAGATCACTGCGCCGTCGCAGGAGTTCAGCCAGTGCGTGTGCCAGTGCCTCCGCGTCTCCATTCTCGGAAAATTCCGCTACCAACTGGAGTTCGCCTCCTTCTTCTGTGACCGTGCATCCAATGGCGATCCAGTAATCGGCGGTGGCCACAATCTTGCCAGCCACCTCACGGGCCTTATCGATGTCGTCGGTGTATTCCTCGTCTGTGTCCATATCACTCCTGTATGCCCACTAACGTGGGATTGTTTTCGGTGCCGCCAGCCACCCCCTGTCGGAAGGCCTGACGGACAGCATCTACATGTCTGCACACCCGTGCACTGTCTTTTTTCTGGAATGTTGCGAACTCGCACCCGCAGTGCCAAGAGACCGCATCGTCTGCAATCTCTTGGAGAATCAGATAGACACGGTCTCTTGACTGGCTGGGTACGCGATAGTAGTAGGATTCCGTTAAAACGGCAGTTCCTCGTCGTCCACCTCTTGGGCGATCAACTCGTTGCGGTCGTCTGTCGGTACTGTGATGCCCAGTTTCCGCGCGTCGATGTACAGACTCACGGCCAGCGCCTGAATCGCTTTGGCGTGATCCCCCTGTGCTTCGACCTGCGTCCTCTCCCACATTCTTTTGGCCTCCAGCAGGCAGAACCTCATCAGGTCGGTGATGTCGTCCCACTGGGTGTTGCTTTCGATTGTGGCTGGAGTGGGGGACGGCGACGTTGCTGTTGACGGAGGGCTGTGTTGAGGAGTTGCCGTCTCTGGCGTCCCCGCCGTCCCCAAGTCGAAAGGGATTATATCGTACTTCCGCGTGTTGTTGTTCCATTCGCACATATCGAGGGCGTACTGTGCATTTTCACTGGGATTAACGTTGCTGATCGTGTACGAGGCAGCAGAGTGGCGTTCGATTCGCATCGATCCCCCTCGTCCGGGCCAATTTTCCGCAATCGCTTTGACGATGTGGGCATTGGCGTTGAGCCTGCCCTCCTCCAATTCAAACCGATAATAGAACCCGGTGCCGCTGCGGCTCGTCATCCGGGCACAGTTGCCGTACCTAAACGTTAAATCCTGAACGCTCCCGTCATGTAATTCGATAGTGTCTGGCATTCCTACTCTCCTTGTGTTGTGAGGTGCTTATGGGTATAATAGGGATATATGACTACGGGGTCAATGAAAATATTAATCACCATCAATCGTGCTGTGGTGCTGGATCGCATGGCTCAACTGGGGATTGAGAGCCAGGCTGAACTGGCTGATGTTGCCCAGTTGGATGTTTCTCATTTAAGCAAAATTCTGCACGGCAAACCGTTTTCTTCGGCGACCCTGGCTGCCTTGGCCGGTGCGCTGAACTGTGCAGCATCGTGCTTGATAGCGCAATCGGATCGATAGCCCTATATTCGGACAGGCCAATCATCTCACGATTGCCATTGTGACCAACTCCTCACGGGTCGGTGGACAGCTTTTGTCTGCCGGCCTTTTTTATTTTATATCATCGTCACGATGTGGGTCGGTTTCGTCGAGATGCCGATCGGCGGAGGTGCAGATTTAATTGGCGCCTGGCCGGAATTTTTCTTAGGATTCAAGAGTTAATTCAACCTCGCAAAAGGTCGAATTAGAATCGGTCCGGGAAATTCTCGCCAAAGAATTGTTTTTTCCCGGACCAATTTTTTATTTATGACGGATGAGCCTCGCGTTTTCACCGTCACAATAATATCAAACAATCGAAAGGAATTTTCCCATGTCTCTGGCCATTCCAAAAGCTGATTTACAGCCAGCTGATTTCGGCAATGAGTATGAACAGCTTTTTCAGGGCATTCTCGCTATCATCTACGAACGGGGATTTGCCGCCCATATGGAGGCCATCCATTGCCGCTATGAAATCGGCGAGGCCATCGTCAGCCATCCCATGTATGCCGGGCTGGGGCAACGGGGCACCGGCTCGTTGATGGGAAAACTGGCTATGGATCTGGATCGATCTGTCCGTGACCTGTATTATGCCCGTGCGTTTTATCTGGAGGCTAATGCGTCTGGAGGTGTGGATGCGTGGCTCGATGCCCAGTCGATTGGGAAAAACGTATCATGGACAGCAATCAAAAAACTATTGACGTCGTCTACTCTGGACGAGCTACCCGAATCCAAGAAACGAACACGGCATAAACGTGGGCCGCAGGCGGCAATCGCCTACACGACCGACAGGGTGGGACAGGTTTGGCGCGATGAGGACCAACGGGCATTGCAGGAATTACTGGAGGCATAACAAAACCCCCCATCCCTGCGTTATGCGAGGATGGGGGGTATATACCAACTAACGAGAATTACCTCGTCTTAGGAGAGTCGGTATCGTCCAATGTATAAGAAAGCTTCAGATCGTGCAACCTCACCAATAGTTCGATGAGCTTGGCGGCAGGGCCTTTCACGCCGTTTTTCTCCCAATTCCAGACAGTCCTCCACTTGGTGCCGCACTGATCTGCCAACGCCGATGCCGTCAACTGCATATGCTGGCGGCACTGGCGCACCTCTGCTCCCGTGAGGCCCTGCCATTCCTCACCGGTGCGTTCGACGCCGTGCCGCTCCATCAATTCCCTCTCCCATGCTGCCTGTTTGTCTGACTCGTAATTGAGTGCTGATTCTACTGGATCGTGCATTATTGCTCGTCCTCCTCGCTGATTCCCTGCACGTCGATTGCCCCAGCCCCATTCCCTTCCTCGTCTCTTAAAATCCAGATCACATATTGATTCTCAGCCTTGCTACCCTTCTTTCCAGTTCTAACCTTGATACCGTAGAGGGTCTCACCCATCCCGAATTCTTCGTACTTGCCGCTGTCGTCTACGGCCAGCCCAACGATAACTCCTTTGCCGATCAGCGGCTGGATCTGCTTGAGCCAGTACCGGGTCTCGAAATCCTCGTCCTCGTTGACGGCAACGGATTGGGTGCTGTTCTGTTCTGTCATCTCTCAACTCTCCTGTTGTGTGCGAGGATCTGCCTCGTCAGTGATTGGGCGATCAGTCCCAACCAGACGCCCCCGAAGGGGCGTTATCGGCTATTGCTTAGTCCATGGGGATGAGTTCTTTTGTCCACAACTCCCAATCTGTGGCTGACTCAAAGCAAGCCCAACTGCCCTCTGCTGGCTCAACGGCACAGGCCCATGGGCACTCTGCTTCTGCGTCTTCTTTGGTTGGATAATCGTCGATGTCCAAAAATGTTTTACGCATAATGATCTCCTGTTAATGGTCTAACTCGTCCTCGATGATGTCGGTGACGATGAGCGTGGTCTCCATACGCTGTCCTTCTGGGCCCCAGTGGCGGTAGACGATGTGCATCTCGTCATCGCCAGCCTCAATCTCATATGGTGTGCTGTCATCGTGCAATTGCCGGACCAGCTTGACTTTGTCCTTCATGGGTTCACCGCCTTGAAGGCCCGTGCAAAACCACTGGGGGTAATGCTTCTCATCGTCTTGGTCTTCTCGCCCCTACCACCGTATTTGGCCCAACTGTAACTGCCCTTTTTGCCGCCCTTGGTGGTGTACATGACTGGTTCAACGCATTGCCGTTTGAGGTCGGTGTTGAAGTCGCCCCACAATGCGGTCTTTTTGGAATGGGGGTCGCCGTAATGGTAGGGGTGAAAATACATCTTGGGTTTGCCCAACCACCGATTTAATCTGCCTACCGGATTCTCCAAGGCCCACCACTTGGTACTGAGCCTGCCAACGCGGACGCAGGACTGGGCTATGGAGACAGATAAATCAGTGCGGCCATCGGCGTCCTTTTCGGCCCACCAACGGGCACCAGATCCACTGAAATCCGTGCAGGGTGGAGCCGCCAGTACGCCCCACGGACGGCACTCAAGATGGGTTTCCATCCACATTTCCACATCTCTCACATCCATCTGGACTCGTGTGACATTATCGTGGTCGTTTTCATCGATCCATAGATCATCGGGAAGGTAGTCTGGTTTCACCGGCATCTTGACGTCGATGAGATAGACATGATAGCGACTGACTCTCTCTTCGAGATTCCCGTCCGAATCGAAGATCGTCTCGTTTCTGTCACTCACATAAGGAGAAGCCCACATACCAGTATGATCGCACAAGGACAAGATGACTCGTTTGGATGATGGAGGACGTGCCCACCCCATTGGCATTGGTCTGAATTTGTCCATGGTTAGTAGGCCCCCTCGCTAAGATCTTCCATCAGACGCTGTGCCTCAGCGAGAAATTCACTGCGCTCCTCAGTGCTTAGTAGCGTCTGAGATCGCCCACTCTCCGTGTAGTCGTGGGGGAGTAGTCGGAGCAGGTTCTGGGTTGGGGTGACGGTGAATCCCTTGAAATGGAACTCAAGCTCGATCTGCCCGATCTCCGTTTCTAATTCTTCTGCGACTCCTGCTCTTGTTTCGATTCGTAACAGGTAACGGGCTGAGTGTTGGTCAGTCGGTGCGCGGTCGATAGTGCATTGCAGATTTACGGCGCGAATCGAGTCTATGAGACTACCTAAAATTCTATCCTGTGAGGACTGACATCCATGGTGTGGCATGTTGACTCTCCTAAGTCGTGATGAGGGTATTCTCATCAGCACTGCATAAGATACAGTATGGAGGATGTCCATGCAAGGATTATTTGAGTGGTGCAATTTTCCCCCATTATGCAGACCATCCAACTTTTCCAATTTTCCCCGGATTTCAACGCCATCCAAAATTCATATAAAAAATCATGACAACACGCACGACCGGCTCGCGTGGGCCCAGGTGCCCAAGTGGGCACTGGTTTGTTCGTGCACTGGTTTATGTGGGCAGTGAAAAGATGGGCAGTATAAAACCACATAAAATAAATTCATATATATACTGTATTATATGCAGTGTTTGTAGTATCTTTATTGGTAGTGACAATGGTGTCACCAAAAATTGGAGAGTTGGAAAGATGGAACGATTAGACCCAGAACGCCTGATGGTGAATGAAGAACAATGGTTACAGGCAAGGCAGAGAGTAGCGACATTCCCAATTAGTGATATGCGACATATCGAAATTTGGAATGATGCTATAGAGTACGCATCTATAGCGACTAAAGACGTTGTACCTACTCCGATTAGTGCCATTGATACAATGACAGGCCAAAGGTTTGCTATTGAGCAAGGTTGCTGTGGGTTCGCTACCGTGCACGTCAAAGGCAATACGGCATTTGGGCGAGCGATGAAACGTTCGGGCATTATGAAACGCGATAGCTACCGTGGAGGGAATTACTACAGTGTTGATATGTTTGGGCAGTCGTTAGAGCCTAAAGAAGTTTGGGCTAAGGCCTGCGTTGAACACTTGCAACACTGTGGCATTGAAGACGCGTACTACCTATCAAGGATGGACTAACCGTGAAACTATTAACCGAAAGCACACACAACCCGAAAACGGCTAAGAGTATCCTAGCTGGATACGAAACGGGTATCCTACACTTAGCGCCAGCAAATTTGTCCAGCTATAATGTCTGTCAATTTTCTACGTCTGGTTGTCGCAAAGCTTGTCTGAATAGTGCGGGGCGTGCTGGTATCGTAAAACGTGGAGAAAAGACAAACGCTATACAGCAAGCACGAATAGCAAGAACGGTATTATTTTTTCAGAACCAAGAACAGTTTGGAGAATTGCTCTATAAAGATATTTTGAAGGTAGTAACGAAGGCAGCAAGTAAGAACCTTGTGCCAGCTATACGGCTAAACGGTACAAGCGATTTGCCTTGGGAATCTATCACTTTTGACATTGCCTGTTGTGGCAAAACCATACTTGACATATTCCCAAACGTGCAGTTTTACGACTACACGAAAAATGCGTCAAGATTGTATAAGATGGATCGTGATAACTATCACTTGACGCTATCGCGATACGAGACCACGCAAGGCGACAATTGGCAAGATTGCAAGGAATGGTTACGGAAGGGTCGTAATGTGGCGGTAGTATTCCGCAAGACGTTACCTCCCTTCTTTCGTGGTCATGACGTTATAGATGGCGACTCTCATGATGCGCGCATGTTAGACCGTCAAGGCGTGGTTGTAGGCCTGTTAGCCAAAGGCAAGGCAAAAAAAGACACTACCGGTTTTGTTGTTGATGGTATGGTGTCATGATATTAGATCTGTTGATACTTGCGTTTGGTGTGGCCTATGGCCTTTGGAGATTACAACGGGAGAATAGATAATATGCATATTTGCGGGATTGTCTTGTATACGCTCAATGGCGCTCTAGTGGTCGTCTTGTTGGAAATGGTGTTTAACTGGTAACACGCCTACTAACCTTTAACCGATAGGCCTATAGGATTATCCTATAGGCCTATTTTTATGTACTTAATTATTTGTTTTGTATAGGCCTATTAGATAGGCCTATATGAACAGCAGTACCTATAGGTACCTATATAGGTACCTAATAGGCCTATAGGTATGGGCGCTATAGGAATAGGATTAGATGGGGTATTAGTATTACTAATTAGACATATCTAATCATCTAACCAATAGGCCTATGGTTGTACCTATAGGCCTATCAATTCAGACCTACCCAAGGCCTACCCAAGCAACCACAACAACCCACACATTAGGCAAGATAACCCACACATTGGGCAAATTATTTGCCTACTACCAACCATATCCAATAGGCATTCAATGATGCCCATTAGGGCAGTAGTGCTTGAATTAGCAGTGCTCATGTGGGCAGTAGCTAGGAGCCGGAGCAATTTTATGGTTTTGCATTCACCGAAGGTGAACCCGACAGGGGAACACCCGGGCCCTGGCTATACACCCCAAATATTATCACCACTCTCACCCTCATGGTATTTACAGCCAAATAATAATACTTGACAATAAAATTCCCTTTTGGTATGCTGTAGGGGTCGAAAACTATGGTCTGGAGGAACTGCCCATACTCGGGGGAAGCATAGGCAGTAGACGAGAGATGGTTTCGACAACGGGAGATTAAAAGGTCACAGAGGTTACTTGTCAGACGGGAGATGGTTCGGACAGGTGTCTTTGTGGCCTTTTTATATATGCAAACCAAGGAGTGGTAATCAATGGCCGAAACAAGAACAATCACTGGAATACCTGGTATAAAACCAAGCGTATGGGGAACTCGAAATATCGTAGGCGAGGGGGCTCCTTACCAACAGGCTGCCCTCAACGCCGCTGATATGGCGGGACGAGGGGACGTATCGCTGGAAAACATCTCAAAACTACTTAAGACGCTGGCCATGCAGGGGGCGCGTCGCAAGGGAATTACAGATATTACGGCCCAGGAGTCCGGGTCGGGGTTTTCACCAATTCAAAGGCACGTAAGAGATTTCGGACCAAGGCCCACCACTGATCAGGGTCGGGCCCAAAGGGCCATGGACATTGCCAGAGAAACTCCCATGGACACCCTTTATCAAAGAGCGGGTGGAACGACGTATGGAAGAGGTGGGATGCGGCCCAGGCGCACGTACAGGGGCACCCAGGGATTTGGACTTGGGCGACGGGGCCCAAATGAATTTGCCCAACGCGAAGGGGAACAGGATCACGCCAGGGCACTGGCCCGAAAGATGCTGGAAGGACGCTCTGTCAACCGCGGAGATCCTGCGGACGTTCTGCGAAGATACGGCGGTGGCTTGAGAAGGGACGACCCGACTCCTGTCAATTACCGCAGTCAGGCTCCGACATTCGACCGCTTCAACAGATAGAGTCTGCAATGCTCCACACATCCAACAAAGAGATTTGAATTATGCCAATGGTAAACGGACAGGAATTTCCTTACACCCCTGAAGGGGAAGCACAGGCAGATGCGGCTCGTTCCGCTCCCGGACCAGGAGCAGGCCCTCCCGGAGGGGACGTTTCCGGTTTATTACAGCAGTTGAAGGCCTTGTTCGGCGGGCAGGCAGGAGGATCGATGGGCGACATGGACATACAGAAACTGCTGCCGTTGATGCTTCTTTTGCTGAAACAGCAGGGCGGTGGCCCCGAGGGCCCTGGAGGACTTGGCCCTGACATGGGTCAGACGGGAGCTTCTCCTCTTGGAAACGGCGCTCCTGAAAGGCCTTCTCCGGCAAGCGCCTTAGTATAAGCGTCCCGGAGGACTTGTCCGTGAAGATCATTCCCCTCCATACCAAGGCCATGGACCTGCTGGTTCTGGAGCGTTGGGGAGGCGGCGACGTATCCGCAGAGATTGCCGAAATCCTGGGGGTAACCCGACAGCGGATCAATCGCTGGCGTCGGGATCCGGATTTCATCGAAGAGTACCACCGCAGGCTGGACTTATGGAGAGCGAACTTCAAAGACGTGCCGCTGGCGCATCGCAAAGAGCGCGTCATCGAATTGCAGTCTCTGTACAACGATCTCAAGAATGCCGAGCGGCCCAACGTCAATCTCAAAGTAAAAGTATTGCAGGCCATCCGTCAGGAAGTAGGGGATGACCGCATGGTCGTGGAACATGAGCATCATCATACCGGCGATGTCGGTGTCAGGGTGCCTCCACGGGCAGCCAGTTACGACGAATGGCTCAAGCAGAACGAACAGATGGAACAGGCCGTGCCGGTTGAGGCAGAGGTCGTTTCAGGATAAAGGGAGAAATTAGAATGGCAAAGAAAAAAGCTCCTGCTAAAAAGAAAGCGGCAAGCAAGCCTGCTGCCTCAGAAGTAGTGGAAGTCGATGACAGTGGCGCTATTGCTACTGTAGTTCAGAAAGGCAAGTCGAAGGATCTGGCCGCGGAAGCACAGGATTTACTCAACGCGGCCCAGATTACCATGCTGGCGGGCGGCATACCGGCACGATTGCTTTCTGAAACCGCCTTTAACGACATTAACGAGAAGTTAGCCGGTATCAGAGGGTAGGCAATGCCCAGAGTATCCGACAATGCCGCCAAGACACCGGGAGCAGAGCGCGATCAATGGATGCCTCAACCGGGGCCCCAGGAAAAAGCTATTCGTGCTTCTTTTGTACCTGAGTTGTTTTTTGGTGGGGCTCGTGGTGGGGGGAAGACTTCCTTTCTGATCGGCGACTTTGCTGCGGACGTACAGGAGTATGGCACGGCATGGAGGGGAATAATTTTCCGTAAAACCTATCCGGAACTGGATGAAGTGGTCGAAGAAGGTAAAAAAGTTCTATATAAGGCATTTCCCGGCACCGAATACAAGGTAGGGGTGCATGAATTCCGCATTCCCCATGCTACCGGCCATGTCATTCTGCGGTTGCGGCATATGGAAACCGAAGGGGATGCCGATCATTATCAGGGCCACTCCTATGCTCATATCTCGTTTGACGAGTTGACCAACTGGCCTGATCTCAAACCATATCACAAACTCAAGGCCTGCCTGCGTTCCGCGGAGGACATTCCCTGCAAGCGCATCAGGGCGACGGGGAATCCCGGCGGCGTTGGCCATAATGAAGTAAAGCGATATTATATTGACGCCGGTCCCCAGGGGGAACTCATTCGGGACACCCAGTCGGTCATGCCACGCATGTGGATACGCAGCTTATTGTCCGACAACAAGATACTGCTTAAAAACGACCCGTTGTACATAGACAGGCTTAAGTCAGTAGGGGATCCGGAGTTGGTTCGCGCCTGGCTGGAAGGAGACTGGCAGGTATCGCTGGGGGCGTTCTTCGGCACCTGGAATTCATCTGTGGCCGTGCCTTCATTTGAAATCCCTGAATCATGGCCCCTGTTCGGGTGCATGGATTACGGGGAGTCGTCACCTACTGCCTTTTATCTGGTAACCGTTGATTACGACGGTCAGATCTATTTTATCAGCGAGTATTACATGGGTGGGGCCGCAGCCAGTACTCATGCCTATGAAATCGACAAGATCATCAGTTCCTGTCCCTTTACAGGAGGACGGCGTCCGTCCATTATCTATGCCGATCCCAGTATGTGGGTCAAGCGGCGACTGCATGAAGTGGTCAGTCAATCGCCTGCGGATGTGTTTTCACAGCAGGGACTGTTTCTTAGCAAGGCCAACAATGATCGCATTACCGGCTGGCGCGTTATCAACGATGCTTTAACCAATAAACGACTGTATGCCTTTGCCGACTGGTGTCCGAACCTGCTTCGCACCATGCCGACATTGCCGCGGTCCAAGTCCAACCCGGAAGATCTTGACACCAAGAGTGAAGACCATGCCGCCGATGCGGCCCGTTACGGTATCATGCATGTGTATCAGCCTACTCCAACTGCCCCGGTGGTTCGCAAGGATCCGTTCCTGGGCACCAATCTCATAAAGGATTTACGCACAGCCCATGCAGAAAGCATATTGAACTGATATGAGAGAAGAACACGTCCAGTTCTGGCAGAAAACGTTCAAGACCTGCGAACAGTACATGGCTCCCAAGCATGAACTGTGGCGACGCTTGATCGGTCTGTACAAATTGGAGTTTCGCATTGCCGGGATGAAGAAGTCGAGGGTGCAGAAGGTGTCGCGGTTTTATCCGCTCACCCGTCTGATCATAACCTCAACTGCTTTTAATTATCCCAAAGTCTTTATGCGCGTGGATGACAACAACCGCCAGTTGAATGCAGAGATACTCGAGCGGGTGGCCAACGAGGCGATAGCCATGATGGATGTCAAACCACACGTACAGCAGGCTATTTTTGATTCGCTCTATTGCTATATGGGAATTTTGAAGTGCGGAGTTAACCCCGTGGGAGACAGCGACTTAATGCCTCCCTACGTCGCTAATGACGCGATGCAGAACGGCATGGTCTGCTGGCAGAGAGTATCGCCGTTCAACTTCTTCCCCGATCCGCTGACGCCGCCGCACGACTTCGGGCAGGCACGGTTTGTCTGGGAGAAGATGGTGGTGCCGTATGAATTTGTAATGAAGGACAGGCGCTTTGATCAGAATCTGGTCAATCGCATTGAACCGATGGGAGAAAAGGACGCAGAGAACGAGATCCTTGAAGAGATGCAGCAGCGCAACTTCGGGTCCGAAGAAGAGGAGTCTGCGTTCCGGGACGCCAAGGCGCAGGGCAAGTATGTGATTCTGCGCGAAGTCCATGACCGCATTCACAAACGTCAGTATACGTTTGCCGATGGCATTCCTCAGCCATTGGAAGACAGGCCGCATCCGTTCCTCGCCGGGGAATCGGGCATGGCGGTAGATCCCATAACCGGAGAACAGCGCCTGAACGGGGAGTTTACGCCTACCGGCGGCTATCTGGTTCGCAACGGATTCAATTATGCAACACTGGCGTTTGATCTGTCGCACGATGAACTGTACGGACTGCCGATGATGGCCTATGCGGAAGACACGCAAAAGGGAATTGTCGAATCATTGTCCCGGCGCACGGGCCTGCTGAAGCGGGGCACACGCATCATCCTGGGACGCAAAGACGAGCAGAAAGAAAATCCGCAACTGGGAGAAGACATAGAAGACGGCAAGGATCTGTCTTTGGTATGGGTGCAGGATGTGCACAACTCCTTTGCCGAATTGCAGCAGGGCAATCCCCCTCCTGATCAACTGGGCATTGAAGCAGATTTCCGCAATTACGAAGAACAGATTCTCAACGTCAGTCAGTTGCAGGCAGGAGGAGGACCGCGGAGAACGGCTACTGAGGCCAGCCTCATGGCTTCTTTCGGACAGCTGAACAGGGAGTGGATGCAGTCCAAGGTTGCGGATCTGTATACAAACATCGTTCACAATACCCTGCGGATTATGTCTGACGTGCGCTATACGCCGGAAAACTTTTTAATCAATGTTGCTGAATCGGAAACCGACCCGGTCTTTGAGGCAGTCCAGGCCGATATGCTGAACATGCATTTCAAGGTCCAGGTCGAGGCCGGTTCCATGAAACCGCTGTTTGAGCAGTTGGAACGCGAGGATACGCTGGCGCTCTTCAATTACCTGATTCAGATGCCTGAGATACCACGCATGGAATCGATCAAGATGCTTCTGCGGGCCTTCAAGGTGCCCAACGTAGACCGCTTTATCGGTCAGTCGGTGCGCTGGGATGCAATGCGGGCGGCAGAAACCGAAAACGAACTGATGGTTATGTATGCAATGACGGGTCAGGCGAAACCGGCCACGGCCCAACCGCAGGACGATCATCAGGCGCACCTGCAAACTCATCAGCAACTGGAGCAGGGATCGGCCCTGTTCCTGCAACTGCCGCCGCAGCTACAGCAGGTCGTCGGTCAGATGAGAGCGATGCACATGCAGCAGCACCAGCAATTTTTGCAGGAGAAGGCGGGCGGCGGTAGAGCGGCTCCTCCTCCGGGTGGCGGTGGTGGCAGGGTGTCTCCAGTTTCCGATGAAGGCGGGGCGACCAATACTATCTCCAGGGCGACCGGCGGCGTAGAGTCTGCGGTGCGTTCGGCGGCACAGAACATTTCACAGGACATTGTCTCAGATAGGAATCAAAATTGATACGATTATGGGATTACGGGTGTGACACCTGCGGCAAGAAGTATCCGGATTATCCAGTAGAGGGCAAACGCATTCCTGAAACCATTGTCTGTGAGTGCGGCAAGAAAGCCTCATGGGCGACCAAAGGAGGCAATCATCTGCATACGACTCGCTCCAGTATGTATGGCCGGTATGAGCCGGGACTGGGTCAATATGTGGAAAGCTACGAACATAAAAAGAAGTTAATGAAAGAACTGGATGTTATAGAAGGAGGAGATACGGTCGGTGGCAGTCGCTGTCATCGACCCTCCGCAGAGGAGATGTCTCCGCGCGCAGTAAATGAGAATGCCGCCTGGATGGACAAGGACGACTTCAAGAAAGCAGAACGCGAAGCTCTCAACCGTGCCCGTCAAGGCAAATTTGACGTTTCTTTTTAACAAGGTGATATATTATGACTGAAAGTGCACAGCTTCCTGACGAACAGGGACAGGCCGGACAACAGGCAGATGCTTCAGAACAGGACGACTTTGCGGCAGATCTTGAAGACGCCGGACACCTCGCCACTGAGCCTGAAGACGTTCCAGCCCAGAATCTTCCTGCCCTGCCATCGAACGGTACCACTGGCAATCAGTATCCACAGGATTTGGACGAAGTGTCCGATCCTTCCGTGCTATCCGACGGAGATCAGAGACTGCTGAGGGATTACCACGCCAAACGGCGCAGGGATTCAGAAGCAACCAGAGCGGCAGAACAGCGGGCCCAGCAGGCAGAAGTGCAGTTGGCTCGTTTGCAGGGACAGCAGGAAGTAGTGGCATCTCAGCAGGAAGAAGTCGATCCGCTGGCGACACTGCGGTCATCGCTGTCTGAAGATGAAGGACGTGCGCTTGACATTGTTCAGGAGATCAATCGTCTGACGACGGGAGATAAGCTGAACAATTACGACAAGCGGTTTCAAATGGTGGAAAATGTCGTCAAGCAGTTGGCGGCTAATGTGATTCAGAATCGCGCCCAGGAAGTTAATGCAGTTGCTCAAGAGGCCCGTGCAAAATACCCAGACATCGATCAGTATAAAGCACAGGTGGGAGCATTGAGTGCTGTCGTAAATCCAGCAACAGGACAGAATTACACACCGACGGAAGCCTACGAACTTGTCACCGGCAGGGCGCAGCAGCAGAGCCAGGCCTTACACGGCCAGCACCGCGACACACGCAATGCCAACGCGACTCGTCCGAGTTCTCCCGTACATGCATCGCCATCGGATGGACAATTGTCTGACAATCAACTGTTAGCCGGTATGCAGGAGCTTGGCTTTGGCACAACCGACTATCGATAATAATAACAATAACGTATGAGGTAATACTACATGGCAGCCACTTCTACCACAGAAACGTGGGATGCCGCCTGGACTCTCACAATGAGGGCCAAGCGGAAACGCCTCACTGATAATATCAGCGATGCCTATCCCACGGTTGGACGCTTTCGCAGGTCCGGAATCATGGAAGTAGAAAACGGCGGTAAGGAGATTCAGGAAGACCTGATGTACGGGTTGGGATCTTCGGAATGGTTTGATGGCTTTGACGTGTTGTCTACGGACAGCACCGACGGCATCACCGCCGCCTTTGAGCAGTTTCGATACAATGCTACGCCTATCGTCATTTCGATGACGGAAGAGCGCGAAGCGCGTAAATCAGACTCAGCCGTCAAATTGCTGGAAGCTAAAACCAAGCAGGCGATGACCAAGTCGATGGACACCATCAACGCCGCCATTCACGGGGCGCAGTCAGGTAAGTCGATTGTTGGCTTGCAGGACATTTGTGCAGAGGGCACCTCTACAACTTTGCATTCAATTGCAGTGTCCAGCAATAGTTGGTGGGACAACCAGCGCACCGATTTCAACGCCAGTTATACGTCTTTTTCTACGCAGTCAAATAATCGCTTTCAGGGCCCACTGGGCATGGGAGTGGTTTGGAATAATGCGTCAGAAGCAAACGACAAGACTAATCTGATTATCACTTCAATGACGTACTACGGTGAATACGAGGCACTCTTTGAGGGCACCGGATACACTCGCTTCGTCAAAAGTGGATCGGGTCGATCTGGTCCGGGATTTGGCCTTGGCGCAGAAGGAGACATCTCTTTCCGCGGCGCTCCAGTAATTGGAGACAGGGACTGTGTTTCTGATTCAATGTATCTGCTGAATACGAAGTATCTGAAGTTGAAGATTCAGGGTGGCCTGAACTTCGCAAAGACTCCATTCAAAGAGCCTACCAACCAGCTGGCGAAAGTCGCTTTCGTGGTCGTGGGCGTACAGCTAATGACGAATAACAGACGCCGTCAAGGTCTGTTGTACGACTTGGCGTAAACCCTTGCCCCCAAGCCAATGGGGGTTCACACCCTGACCATAGGGGAAAGGAATTACCGTGAGTTACTTAAATCATAACTTTGCTACTAATCGCGTTGGAGGCGTTGGCAAAGGCAGTAAAGCTGGTCAAAGTATTTATGATGAGTCATCGACTGCCAAATTTGCCCTTGGCGAAAAGCTGGAACTTGCAGATGGCCGCGTATTTCGATATGGCTATACGGGTGCCGCTGTAAAGGCCGGACTTTTGGTTGCTCCAGATGTTTCAACAACGTCTTTAGCATCGACGGATAATGCTGTAATTGCTGCTTCTGGCGATTACAGTCCGGCTGCTGGGTCTTCTAAATTGCAAATCACACTGGCAAGCAAAAATAAAGATGATTTTGCTGGTGGGTATTTGCAGATCAATAATGATCTGGATGACGGTCTTGGTGAAGGAATCCAGTATCGTATCAAGACCAGTAGTGCAACAGGTGCCACTACCAGTGGCAAAGTGGATCTGGAATTGTATGATCCACTCAAGGTTGCCTTAACTACTGCGTCTGACATCTTTATCCAAGGTAATCCATTTGATGAACTTATCGGAGCAACCACGACAGACATTCTTGTTACTGGCGTTACTCCGATCGCATTTACCGCCAACTACTACGGGTGGTTTCAGACAGCTGGTATTGCCACTGTTTTGATGGAAACCAACGGTACTGCTGTTCCGGCTATTGGTGATAATGTGACCCTTGGCGACGGCACAGCGGGAGCCGTTCAGCTTAAAGACGCAGAAACTGAGCCTTTGGTTGGTATCGCTTGTAATGTAGGCACCACTGGTGCCTACATCGGAGTGATGCTGCGACTTGGTGAAGTGTAAATAGAAGAAAGAGGGGGAAGGGGAATCGCTTCTTCCCTCTCTTTTTTTAAAAGAAAGGCTATTATGAGTGAAGTAAGTGCTAATACAATCGAAGGCTTGACAGGCTTATTGTCTAAGGCGACTCCTGACCAGAAGCGATTGCTTCAGCAGGCCTTGGAAGTGGGCAGCACCATCAAGACTCGCCGTCCTCAACAAACCAATCAAGATGCCAGGCGCATGAACTCGTCAGGACTGTCTATTGAGCATCCTCCTGGATTTGTGCCTAAGCCGTCTGAGGCTCTGGTCGAAAAGATGGGCAAGGAAGCGGCCCAGGCGCACGTAGCGGCTCGTTACCATGCTGGTCAAGGAGGAGGAGCTACTACGTCGATTACGGCCCGTGAAGTAGCCGAATACGGAGTAGAGTCTCTTGATGCAGACTCTCTGGCTGAATCGGCCCAAATGGAATTTGCCACTGATGGAGTGGAACCGCTTCCCAGTCCAGACGTAACAGACGCTGAGTTCGTTGCCTCCGAATAAAAGACTTGCTCCGGTTCAGCGATCCGACCGGGTAGTTGCCGGTCAGCAGAATCAGGCGGTTTCTTTTGGGGAACTGGGTCTGTTCAATCATGTGGAAGCGCAGTCAGTTAAAGTGGACAGTACGACGGGGTATGTTCAATTGCCGTCACTGACAACGACACAGCGCAATGCGTTGAGTGCGGCCAACGGCATGCTTATCTACAATTCAAGCACTAATAAGTTTCAGGGATACGAAAACGGAAGCTGGGCTGATTTAATATGAAACTTTCTGATGCAATGACAATGGCCCTCGACAGGGCTGGTCTGAATTCATCAACCACCGGATACAAGAACCAGGTACGGCTGTATTTGAATATTGTAGCAAAGCGTATTTCCGGTCAGGCCCAGTGGTGGTGGCTGAATAAGACAGGGACATTTCGTACGACCCGTTCACTGACGGTTTCGGGAATTACTGGCAATTTTACAGACGGCGAGCAGCTTCGTGACGGGCAGGATCCCTACTACGAAGCAACGCTGGAAGAAGCAGACACGACCAATTCGCGACTTTACGTTTACAGCGAAAACAGCGTATCGCCTACGACAGCAACCTATTACACGCTTACCGGACAAACCTCCGGTGCTACCAGCACGTTTGCGTCAAGGGAGTTCACGCAAGTGTATTATCTGGCCGCAGATGTGTTGGCTCCGATAAACTTTTACAATCAAACCAACGGAGAGGTGCTTACGTTCCAGGGGTATAATCGCTTTGACAAGCTGGATCCTGAACGGGATGAAACCGGGGATGTTTCTGATATAACCGTAGACGGCATTGACGTGACTGCCGGGCATCCGGGGCAGATAGCTATTCGCTTTCATCCAGCCCACTCCACTACCAATGAAACCATCCGCTATCGCTACCTTGCCTACATTCCTGATTGGACAGAGTCGAATGACGACACTGAACTGGATCGCTGGATTCCAGAGCAGTTGCAATCGGCGCTGGTCTTTGGCGCTGCCGAGTTGTATATGCAGGAAAAAGGAGACGATGAAGGGGCCAATATAAACAGGGCCCTGTATGAGGAAATGCTGGAAGCGGGCAAAGAGCAGAACTTGCGTATATGGGGTACGCGCAAGTGGCGACGACGACCGGCGACAGAGTGGGCAGGCGAGGGCAGTGCCTTTGACTTCTCTATCAGTGAAGGGAGTCTGACTGCCTGATGGCCTTACGTGCGGATGATGTTCAGTATGGTCCCTGGACGGCTGGAGTTCAGTATGACCGAGCCGCAGAAGACGTCGAAGACGACGGCCTTGCTGAAATGGAAAATATGCGGATCAATGCTGCGGGCGCAGTGGAGACTCGCAAGGGGACGGTGCCGTATAAAGGAGAGGCTCCTGTAATTAACAAGTCAGTGTTGGCCTGTGGGGAGTTTATAGACCCCCCGTCCACCAAGGTTGTTTTTATGGTCCGCGGCACTAGGCTGTATCACTACACCAGCAATGACTGGACAGACGTAACAGACGTAAGTGGTGGCGAAATTATCACGCATGCAGATGCCAATACGTTTGAGTGGGCCAACTGCAACGGGGTGTTGATTCTCACCAATGGAGTAAATCCTCCTATTAAGTGGGATCCGGACGCAGATGCCGTTGCGGCTGATATTGACTCTCGATTTACAAACTGTAGTCATGTGGCCTACTGGGAAAATAGGGTTTGGTATGCTAATACCAATGCCAATTCAGATCGGTTATGGTATTCAGATATTGGTGATATTAATACAATTCAGTCTACTTCATTCTACAACATAGGTCTTCCCGTTACCGGCCTTATGGCTACCCAGAATGCCCTGACTGTACATACCAATGAGGGCATCCATACTCTGGTGCCAACCAGTAATACGGCAATTCCTTATCAACTGCAAAAGCGAACAGATGTAGGCACTATATCAGGCCGGGCCATTGTGGTGCTGCCCGGCAATCGACAGTTGTTCTTGCGACATGACGGCATCTACATGTGGTCAGGGGGAGATGAGACAGAAAAGAAATCGTATTCATTGGACCTGGGATACTGGCCGAATCTGGATGCTGCCAATGTAGGGCCTAAATGCTTTGGCCTGTATTTTCCACGGCTGAACGAGGCATGGTTCTGGCTTCCGTATCCTTCAACGCCCGGCGGCACACAAAGTGCCATGAATCATATTATGGTGTATTCAGATCGCTTTGACATCTGGTATGGTCCGTATACGGGAAGCGGCCCGTTTTTTACGCGCAATTGTGCGGCACTGATTGACGAGCGACCTCACGCCGGAACGCTTCAGGGTTCGGGTAATGTATATGGCCAACTGGAAAACCACGATCCCATAAGCACGGACGCAAACAGCGACGGCACAACCAAGGTGCATTATTCAGACGACAATAAGGGAACGTCAGGGACTGCAATCAGGCAATACTTTAAAACGGGAGCTACGGCACCAGCGGGCTCCGGAAACACGGTGCGCTGGCGAAATGTGCGCGTGTATTACGATTCCACTTCTCCTCCGCATGACGTAGAGGCAGAGTTGACGGTCAACTACGAGCAGGAATCCGGTGGAGTGGCCGGACTGACCGGTGCGTTTAATGTCAACGGGGGCGGGTTCACTTTAGATGTCAGTTCATTAAATCAGGGGGCGTTAGCTACTCTGCGAATGCTGTATCAGGATTTGGATTTATCCGAATACGATCCACATACTTCCATACGATTTTCCAATAATACAAGAAATCAGGCATTTCGTATACGCAGATGTCATCCTGCCTATACCGACATAGGCCGTAAACGCAAAGCCAGAGCAGGCATTTAATTATGGCACATATAGTTGATCTTGGCAGAGTTGGTGGACCAAAAGAAAAAGGGTCTTTCACTGGCCTGCCCACTACTACTCATCTTGGCTCCCAGCATAAAAACGTCCAATCATCGAGCGGGACAAATGGGGCTACTAAAACCGCCCCTAAAGTGCATGATCCGGGAGGCCACGTAGCCACGGGCTCCACAACGACTACATCGGGCACTTTTTCTGGTGAGGATACGGTATCAGGCCATGCAGGCCAGCCAAAAGATCCGATACATTGGCCAGGCGGCACGTACTCGGGGGATACAAATGTGCCTTATGTGAAACCCGACGGAACCGTGCACGATTATAATCGTAATGACCCTACGACGTGGAGCGATGACGATATTTATTATTATGCCAAATACTATCCTGATAGGATAGACTGGCTGAGAACCAATGCTGGCACCGACCGCGTAACAAGGGTTTTTAACCAAGAAGGTCGTCCGCCTATTATTCCATGGCCTCCCACATTGACCTCCAGAAGAGACTATGACTGGGACACTGCTGGCGGAGAAGACGGTGGCTTTGGCCGCTTATCCCAAGACCTAAAAACCACCGTGGGGTTATCGCAGCTGCTGAGGGGAGACATGGCGGCTCTTGCCGGTACGTCCTTTGGCGATCTTATGGGCAAATTAGGAGAAGTCCAGAGGACAGGAGGAGACATAGGAGGGGAATTCAGGGCCTGGGATCCTCTTATTTCGGGCGTACAGGGCCAGATTACAGGGCCCGGTGGCCTTGGCGCAGAGGTGGATCGCATAGTCGAGGCCCTCGAACTGATGAAGGGGTCTTTCGGAGAAGGGGGCCTGGATCAATTAGCAGGGGACACACTGGCTGATTTGGAGACGTCACGGGGATTATTAGATCCGGAAACAGGGGCGTTGATGGCAGGCGCTGAAGGCCTACAGGAGGCCCTGGCAGGGGGGGCCCTTGGAACTCTCATGGGGGCGGATCCATTTGCGGATGCCCGAGAGGGTATTCAGGACTTAGTAACACAACTTGAAGCGACCAAGGTCCAAGCGTTAATGGATGGGGATGAGGATCTTTTTAATCTGGCTCAGAACAGGCTGGATACTTTAGAGGGAGACTTCGGCGCGACTGACTTGGGATTACTGCTGGCAGGAGAAACTCCTGAAACGATGGTGTCCCCCGAAGCCCTTACGGCAGGATTCGATGACACAGTACTGGGAGGATTCCTGCGAGGGGAGGTTCCTGAAACGATGGTCTCTCCGGAGGCGCTCACAGAAGGCTTTGACGCAACGAGGCTGGGTGAGCTTTTAAGCGGGAAAATTCCTGAAACCATGGTCCCTGCGGCTGATCTCACAAGAGACTTTGATCAAACGGCTTTGGGGAAAATTCTTGCTGGAGAGATGGGGGAGATTACTCCGGAAGTAGCATTGGGTCTGGGGTTGGATCCGAAAATAATCGACGCACTGGGCGAGCTTCCGACCACACTGGGGATGCTCGGTCCGCAGGTAACAGGACTGAGCAAAGCTCTTCGGGATTTTGAGCCCCCTGAAATGAGGCCGGTCTCATTAGACCCTGCTTCTATTCACGCACTGACGGGCATTCCGGGTGCAGCGGAGGAGATTACGGGAGCCCTTGAAGGACTGGTCATCCCTGAGAAGATTGATGCGCTCATGCCCGAAGGGGAGTTAGACCGCATCCTGCAAGGTATCACGGGAGAATTTGACACAGGCGTTGGTGAAATTGGAACGGCCTTCGGAGAAGAGATTCCTGGTATCACAGGAGAGTTCGACACCGGCCTTGAAAGGCTTCTGGAAACGTTCGGCACAGGCGTTGATGACATTGGAACGGCCTTCGCGGACGAAATTCCAGGCATCACGGATGAGTTTGGCACCGGCATTGAAAATCTGGGGGCCCTTTTTGCAGAAGGAGGGCCACTTGCAGGAGACATAACAAAACTATTTGATCCAGTGATGGGTATTTTTGCAGAACAGGGCCCGGTAGATGAGTTGACGAAATTATTAGGGCCACTTGCCGAGCAATTACGAGGTATCGATTTTCCTGGTTATGAGGAGAGATTGAGCGGCATGCTGGGAGACATATATCAGACAACAGGCATGCTGTCTCCAAAGATAACAGAGTTGAGCGACTGGTTAAGGGATCAGGACTGGGACGACATAAAGCGGGTTCTCGGAGAGGACGGTGAGTTTGACTGGGACCGGTTGCAGTCCATGATCAGTGATGCAGTAGGCGACGGCACCGGCACTGGCACTGGTGGCACAGGAACTACGCGCACAGATGACATTGGTAATTTGGCAACAATTTTAGAAGGCATGTATAATCCGGACATAGCAATGGATGCCGATGCACTGGCGGCAGATCCGATAACGGCATCTTTGTTATTGGATTTTGAAGAACGATCTAAGGAGGAATGGAACACAAGAGTGGCTGAACTTCAAAGCATGGGCGCATTGCGTTCCGGTGACCTTGAAGAAGCGGCAAGGCAGTTTGAGTTGGATAAAGCAAGGGCCAGGGCAGAGATTCTGAGCGACGCCGCAGAACGCCATCGTGCGGATCGTGAATTTGCGCTTGCAGAAGCAGCAGGCCTGACGGGTCAGAGGACGACACGGGATCAGATGATCGCTACCCAGATGGGTAAACTGTATGGCGAGACTACAATGGCTGGAAGAGAAAATGAGATGGCTATACTGGCGGCAGTTACTGCGGCATTGGATCCAAAGTTAAATATTGCCACCAGGTCTTCTGAACAGCTTGGCCTTGCAAAGGCATTAATTGACATGCTCGACCTTCCGGCCCACGAGAGAGCCAAATGGTATGAATGGCTTGAGATAGGCAAGGGAACTCGCGACGAAGAATCGGAGCATGGTCGTTCGGACAGAGCAGATGACGCGAACTGGTAAAGCAAAAGTTATAAAAAAGAAATGAAGATCAGACAGGAGAATTGATATGGCACCTTGGGTAATTCCATTATTAGGCACTCTTATTTCGGCTGGGCAGTCGTATATGGGCCACAGGCAGCAGTCGGCGGCAGAAAGACGAGCAGCAAGCGGAGCCGCACGGGATGCCGCGGTGGCTGCTATGAGTGGTGGGGTCATGCCTCCAGCACGACGGCAACAGGAATCGGGATCGCACTGGCTGGCTGGCCTACTGGGAAATCCGGAATTCCAAAAACAAATAGGGGATTTATTTAATAAACCCGGTCCAGAGCATCAATACTTACTGGAAGACCGTCCCGGCGCGGGCAAATTTGGAACAACCCAGGTTCTTGATCCATTAGCGGAATCTATTCTGGCTGGTGGCAGCTACAATCTATCACCCGGACAGGGGCTAAAAGACGTCTTGAAGCCTGGGATGGCTGCTCCTCTTTTAACGTAAGCAAACAGGCAGAGATACGGATATGATGGCGGCAGATAATGTATACCAATAAACCAAGCACGGATGTTCGGGCTCCTGCGAATTTAAATTGGATTACACGAAGAGGAGCAGACTTTGACCCTGGGTTTGCGATGACAGAGGAGCAAGAGCGAGAGCTTCGCATAAGCATTTTAATGGGCCAAGGGCTTACTCGAGCAGAGGCAGAGGCAGAAATTGACGGCCTGTACCGCTATCCCCCCCCTGGCCATCGACCAGACCTTATTCAGCCAATTGGACATATTGAAGACGAAGAAGAGCCTCCAGAAACTACCCCAAGAGACCTTCCACGAACAAAAGGCAAGGATCTTGACGGTGCCGGGGCTCCGAATGAAACACAGGGCACTTACTTGCAGGATCTTGCTACCATTCCTGTGCCGGGACAGCCAAGGGCCAATACGCCACTGAGAATGCTTGAAGTGCTGGGCTCTATTGGTGGAGAGTTCCTTGCAGGACGATCCCAGAACAAAGCTATTAAGGAAGCAGCTGCCAGTCAGGCGAGTGCAAATCTTATCAACGCCCTGCGTCCGGGAGCCGGAGCCAGAGGTACTCCAGCAGTCGCAGAGCAGACCTTTCTTGAGACTCTGGCAAAGGGCGTGGGCAAAGGTGCCGGGGCAATCCGTTCAGTAAGAGAGGCCGGGGACGCAGGGGAAGCAGCAGAATACAACCGTCAAATAGGCCGTGCTAAAGAAAAGGAACTACATCGTCGGTGGTTGGAAGATTTTGACCTCAAAAAGACCACAGAGGAAAGGCTTTTGGCCGCAGCTAAAATACCGAAGAAACCGACTTCCACGGAGATCAAAAGCAAGATTGGAGTACTGGGCCTTGAGGGCTATGAGCGCCATGGCAAAACTGAAGGCGGTTTTGATCTGGCATTAGAAGAGGCCCGACAAGATGACCGATGGATCAATTTTATAAAAGAGCATCCAGAGGAAGCCGCGTATTTTGAGTCTCATTTCCGTGGCGGCTGGGAGGCTAAGAAAAATAAGACTGAAGCGGCAGATCGCTTGGAAGCGAATGACCGTCGCCTTTGGCAACAAACTATAAGTAATATGAGTAAAGAAAATCGTAAGAATTATTTAAATGACCAAGCAATTGCCCTTGAAGGATACGAGGCAGCGATAGCGGCAGAGGTTGGTAGGTTTGCAGCGGGCGAGGGACTTAGGGCTGAAGTGGAAGGGGAAGAATTTACGCCATCCGGATACCCTTCTCTGAAAAGCGCGGAGGAGTGGCTTTTAGAAAATGGCTGGATGACAAAAGAAAATGGCAAATCAGTGAGTACGAGTTGGGAATACAGAGATATCTTTACGGAGCGGACAACCCGTTTGCCTGTTATAGATGCAAGATTATTGGGTCGCCTTAAAACTTTACGGGCAGCGGGACAAAACAAGCTCATTGAGTCTCGTATAAGCTCTGCCAAAGCCGTAAGAGAGCGCGTCAGGGAGAACAGAGAGCTTCGTTGGAAGGAAGCTGAAGAACAAAGAAAAGTAGATAAAGAAAACCTTGCGGAAGCGGCCTACGTGAGTAAGTATAATCTGGCCTTCAGCACGGGTTTGAGAGACATAGAAACATACCGGTCTTTTGTTGGGCCACAGGGCAGTTTAAATGTTTTCTCGTCCTTGAATGCTCTCCATAAAGCATGGCACACGGATAAATTGGGGAAAGATGCCTACCAGGTTGCAGTTATGAACTTTTTCCAGCGAGGCATTGACCCTGCGACGGTGCGAGAGGGCGACGTTGCGTTAGCGAGAAGTGCTGCCTCTTGGAAGGACCAGATTACGGCAGACATTATGACAAAGGCCGAAGGCGGTCTGTTGGACGTGGGCTATGTGGAAAATATGTATAACGTTGCTAAAGCCATACATGAAGCCCAGCGAAATGCCTTTCTGGTAGAAGTGGACAGATATGTAGAGGGGTGGAATGGGGCGATGAAGGACAAGCGACTTCATCAGACAAAAGATCAGGTACTGGAAGAAGCAAAGAAATTTTCCAATGCGGCATTTTATACATTTGAGTCAGAAGAAAAAAAGATCACCTTGGAGGACAATCTGAGCCTCAATGAGTTTGTAATAGATTTTGCAAGACGGTTTCCTGAAATGACTATGGAACAAATTATGAATAATTGGGAGAAGTATAAAAGAGACATTGCGGGGGAAGACCTTCCAATGCTACAAGCTGGAGGAGAGCCGATTAAGCCCGATTGGGCACAGGATTCTAGATGATATGAACACAGTGTCTAAATATTTAGACATAGGCTCCAAGGTGGATATTTTGCCGTATGCAACCGTGGAGGAAGCCGGCTTAACTGTTGCTCAGTAATAGGGAAATTATGCAATGGCAAAAATTGAATTTGTTGTAGATATGGACCCAGAAGTAGAAGAGGAAATTACGCCTGGCCCTTTTGGTGAAGAGGGTCGTGATCGAACGCGCCCCGGTCGTTTTGTGAGTGAGTTGTTGCAAGATGCGACAAATGTCCTATCGCCAGATGGAGCAATAGATAGGGCCATCTCACACCCGCTGGAAAGCGAGCGAGACAAACTACCAAGAAGAACTTTTTTAAACTTTCTTTCGCTGTTTCCGGAACTTGGGTCCGCAGCGTGGAATCCTTACGACACAGCAGGAATGATTTCAGGGGCTCTTTCAGGAGCCACGGGAATTTCCCCATCTGACCCTGGAAATCTTATAACGGGGCTGGGGGGAGAGGATTATGAGTCAAGGGTTCCTGGATTGGCTGATTATAAGCGGATAGCGTCGGAGGCTGAACAAAACAGAGATGTTGAGAAGTATGAGCAGATGAAAGAGGGGGCAAAAAACACCTTTGCCTTAGAAAGGATGCTTGAGCGGCCCCTTGATGCGCCTCTGCTTCTGTCCGGGCTTCTCGGTCCGGGCCTCCGACGCCTGCCGATGATCAGGGAGTCTCCTGAATTGATGAAACTGGTCAGATATATGGAAGACCCGGCAACCGCATCAGTTGGTGCTGGGTTCCCGCGCTTCAAGGAACTCTATGGGGAACGTCCTGATTTTATAAAACCAACATTTCAGGCAAAAAGGGGCTGGAATTATCTAAAAGATGTTAATCTTGGAAAATACTTCAATAGGCTCTATGAGGGCATTAACACTGATGGTGCGCCTAAATATGGGTTTACAAGAATCATAACAAATCCTGATCTTAGAGTTAAAGATGCTATGGTGGAGCTAAAGGGAGTTGGGAAAAGGTTCCTGTCTGAGGCCTCGTCATACTTCTTAACATCTACCAGTGCAGCAACGAAAGAAACTATAGATCTTTTAAAACGAGCCCCCGGACAAGGGAAAAAGCGGTGGGCGCAAACCTATGGGTATGCTGACTTTGACAAGGATTTTCCGGAGGGCTTCCCCCAGCCGTGGGAGGCGGGCTACCATGAGGCCAGGAAAAAAATAAAGGATAGTTTTTATATTGACGCAGCCAATACAATCGATGCCATACAAGACCGAATTAAAGCATTTCAGGGTCATTTTGATAGGGGGCTTGCTCCCTGGAGAAAAAAAATAATTACCAATGAAGAAATGTCTGATCTTAAGGATTTGGTTGTTAAAAATCTTGAGGATTTTAATCTTGATGTAGGGGATGAATTTGTAGTTATCTCTAAAGAAGCTACGCTACCGGGCTGGAAAGGAAGAAGGGCTCCTTTGGCAGTATATCCAAAGGAGGTAACAATTCAGACGCCAACGGAAGGGAGGCAGACCCTTAAAAGGCCTCCGGGCGAGCGTGGCGTAACCTACCAGACGCGCTCTGGAGACGTCCAGATTATCTGGCCCAAAGATCTTGGCAAGGGCAAGACCACTCCTATACTGCCAGGCAAGGGAAGAAAAGCGGTAGCCCGTTTCCACAAAAAAATATTAGATACCCCTCCCACTAATATTGATGGACTGAAGGACTTTTTAGATCAGATACAGGGGGCTATAGATAAATTAACCACCGATACTAAAGAAATTAGTCAACCAAGGCGGGCCTTGTCGAAATTGCGTTTTGAGTTGCGAGAGTTTATAGAAAAACAATACACATTGCTGGACGCGGAATATCCGCACCCGGAAACAGGAGAAATGTGGAAATACCGCGACGTTACACGTCAGTATGAATCAGATAAGGCACTGCTTGCTGATATGAAGGCCAACTTGGGCCTTGAGCCTAAAATGTTGAATACTCCTGGCGAATTCAGGAGTGCTCTGCGTACCCGAGTAGATAATAATATATTTAGATATTTGGACGAAGGAGAGGACCAAGCCTGGGCCATGCTTAAAAGACTGGAGCAGGAGGCTGGGCAGGATTTTGCGGTTCGCGGTGCTGCGATTGCTACGATGGATGTTACAGGCGGTGGCCTTACCGGTAAATCCCATGTTATACAACATGGGAATAACTTAGTAAACTCAGTTGCGAAAGTGAGTCGTAATGCGATTGGCTTCGGAATGCTGCCAGCTACGGCTGCCTATGTTGGAGTACAGGTGGCCCCGGTGATGCCAGCTGTAGCTGGTGCGGCTACAGCTTTGCTTTCATTAATCCCTGCTACACTTGTGTTTTCGCCTCGGTATATGAGTAAAATGCTTTTGGAAATATCAGATCCAGTACAGCGACAGAACGTCAAGATTATGTTTGACAATGTAAGAGAAGGCATGAAGGCTTACGCAAGAACTGCGGCCACAGGGGCGCTTAAAGGAAGGCCATCACAATGGATCGCGCAGGGAGCAACGATTGGGCAGGTGGCCGTAAGGCTGGCTAATGCGGGAGATTGGGAATCAGACGAAATAATCCGCGGAGAACAGATTGATACAATTGATTCTGGCTTAAAAGAAGATTGGGATAGAGCCAAATTGCAGTACCCCAGCGCCACATCACAACAAAGAGGCACCATTTTCGTTCCGGAAGAATAAAATGCCAAATATATCACGCACAAAAACATGGGCCAGCAACGAAACGCTGACAGCGTCCGATCTCAACGCAGAGTTTAATGGGATTTTAACGGGCATCAATGACAATGCCCTCGACGCCGATAATCTCACGCTATCGGATGCGTATGCGTGGACGGGGTTGCACACATTCAACAACGCCAACACGGTTCTTGGGCATACCGCGGCACTGACAACCAACGCTGCCAATCAATTGCAGGTACTGGGTACGGCAGATGCGGACTCTTCACTGTTGGTGGGACGGTTTTCCGCTGATGCCTCCGGGGGTCAGATTAATTTTGCAAAGTCACGCGACGGGACAATTGGGGGCAAGGGAGCCGTAGTAGACAATGATGTTTTGGGCGGCATTTATTTTTATGGTTGTGACGTAACTGGCAGCAGTGGAGACTTTGCCACACCGGGGGCATCGATGCTTGCTCGAGTAAACGGCTCTCCGGGCGCGAATGACTTGCCTACTGAGCTTGTGTTCTCGACTACTGCCGATACAGACAATTCCACTACAGAGCGACTGCGTATATCGCAGGCTGGATTAGTTGAGGTTGTGGGCGATCTGTCCGTAGGAGACGATGTGACCCTTGGTTCTGACAGTGCTGTCCTGTCGATGGGCGCTGGCAACGATGTCACCTTGACTCACGACGGAACCACCGGGGTAACAATAGCGGCCACGCCCATTACAGTGGACTCAGGCGGTAATCTGACGCTCGATGCTCATACCGGGATCCATATATTCAAAGACGCTGGCACCGAGGTCTTGCGGTTCACGGAAGGCAACAGCGGGGACGTTACCATCAAGCTGGCAACCAATGGCAAGGATCTGGTTTTTACAGACAATGGCGATGCAACCAATCTGAAGGTTCTGGATGCAGCCGCTGGCATAAACGTACCTGGAGAGGTGCAGACAACTAAAATCGCCTACACCGATGGCGACGATGCCATTACGATAGCAGACGGCGGCGGCGTTACTACGGCCAGCACGTTGACGATAGGCTCGGTGGCAGCGGCAGGGAGTGATGTTGATAAGTTCCTGGTCCTCGATGGCAGCGGCAACGTTGATTACCGCACTGGCACCGAGGTGGCCAGTGACATAGGGGCGCTGACATCGGCAACTGCGGCAGATGATATAGCCACTGGCGATGCCGCAGTTAGCTTGGTTACAACCAGCGGCAATATTACGATAGATGCCCAGGCCAACGATGCTGATGTAATTATTAAAGTTGACGACGGTGGGTCAGCAGTCACAGCAGTGACATTCGACGGCAGTGACGAGGGCAATGCAATATTTGTAAATGATGTTCAACTTAAATCTGACTCTGCGGTGCTTGAGTTTGGCGCTGACCTGGACACCTCGCTTACGCATACAGATGGCACAGGCCTAACGCTTAACTCTACCAACAAACTCACTTTCGGTGATGCGGCGAGCTTCATTCAACAGTCAGCAGATGGCACACTGCGTATAGACGGTGAGGCGATTATTGATCTTAATGCTTCTACGCGAGTCGATGTATCTGGCGACCTAAAAGTTGGCGGCGAAGTACAAACGGCAAGTATCGGCTATACTGATGGTGATAACGCGATTACGATAGCGGATGGTGGTGGCGTCACTACTTCGGGCACTCTGGCTACTACGGGGGCTGCTACTCTGGCCTCATTGGTGTGCACGGCGGGTGCCACATTTGGTGGAGGATATGGCGACACTGGAGCGACGATCTCTGGGGCGGGCGTAATTCAAGCCGATGGGGCCATGACAGTGGGCAGTACAATCACGTCAGCTGCAATTACGGCCACGGACACCACTGCCCCATTAATCCTCAAATACGACGCACAGGAATATGTAACTCATGCAGTCAGTTCAGCCGGTGTATACTCCATTACTACTACGGATGACAGTAGCGATTCAGGGGCTATAACCTTAGATACCGTGGATTCGATTACCCTTGATTCTGATACAGCTACAGAGGGTATCAAGTATGCAGATGGGGGCACTGATCTTCTGAGAATTTCCAATTCAAGCAACAATGTAATAATTAAGCCTTTGCAGGATGCCAAGGACATCGTTTTTCAGCAGTATGATGGCACGGAAGTTGTGCGTGTCACCGATGCCAAGGGACTTGGGACAGCATCAGGCACAGCTTTAAAGCTCAGTTCAGCCGGTGTAGCATGGGAGTTCCCGACGGCTGATGGCAGTGCAGATCAATATTTGAAGACGGATGGATCTGGTAATCTGGACTGGACTTCGGCTGCAGGTGGCGTTAGTACCACTGGCTCTACTAATACGGGGTTACTTGCTTATAACAGTAGTGCTGCTACCGTTCTTAACGTATCGTCAGGATTAACTTGGGACGAGGACAGTAATGCCAAGCTTCAGCTTTTCAACACTGGCAGTGGTGATCTTCCAGAGTTGCTGATTTACAACGAACACAATAGTGCTTCTTCTGGAGTTCTTACATTCAAGAAAACCAGAGGTACTGGCGTAGACGGAGTAGATGCAGATCATGTTGGCAAGATTGATTTTAAAGGCATAGATGATGGGACTCCAGCTTCACAACATTATGCCAGAATTTTAGTAGATGCAGCTGAGACAGGAAGTGGCACCGAAGCTGGTAGAATGACTTTCTCCGTTGCCGAAAACGACGGGACTGTTACTACTGGATTAACGGTGGCTGGATCAGCTGATGAAGACGGCCTTGTGGTAATAGACACTCCTCAGCATCCGTCATTTATGGCATATAACGATGGCCACTTAGCCGGTGTCACCGGAAATGCCACTAATTATACAGCCGTATTCAACCAAGAGCGGTGGGATGTGGGGGCCGATCAAGTCAATGGAGTATTTACCGCTCCGGTTGATGGTCGGTATTTTTTCATGGCCTCCATAATGGTTGACGGTATCACAACCGACACCAATGAGGCTATGTCGTACATAGTCACCAGTAATTTCAGCTACATAATTTGGCACAGCGGCGAGATAAGCAACAACACTTGGCCGTTCGGTGGCCAGACATTTAACGGCTCCTGCGTAGCCGATATGGAGAGAGGGGATACTGCCCATGTTACAGTTGAGTTTCGGGGACAGGGTTCTGCTCTTGTGCGAGTGATGGCACATTCACGATTTGAGGGGCATCTATTGACCGCCAGTACAGGAACTTAATTCTAAAAAGGAACTCTTATGCCACGAGCATTAACAAGTAGAGAGAGCGTCGTGTTAGCGCATGTAGTCATCAGTCCCGACGACTGGTGGAATCACGTCTGTTCTCGCAATGGGGATGACGGAGGTCGCGCTATTGATAGCGAGAAGGCACTGGCCAGCAAAGTTGCGAAGTGGGGTCCAGAATATGATCGAAAGTTGGCAGCAGGAAATTATAAAAATAGAGCCGTGCGACAGGCTGAAGAGGATGCGGCATTAGGTAGATGATTAAAAAGGTACTACTAATCTCAGGAGGCGTGATAGCCATAATTGGCGTAGCGACGGTATGGCAACTCCTGATCTCAATGTGAGATGGCGCGTAAATTCAAAGACCCTAACCAGTTCAGCTCATTCGGCGAAATCAGAGACGAATACAAGCGAGCGTTATCTGAGCTTGAACGATGCAAACGTGAGAGGCAGTTAGCGTTTGCCACAAGCAAAGACGACCGCAAGGAGCTAACCGGCACACGGGCTGAGGTAAAAGAGAAGCAGCGTAATGTAGATTTTTTGATCACCAAATCGGAGCAGGCCGCAAGTATCCAAAGGCAATCTGCCGTCAGTTCAAGTGTTGCAGCATTTTGCTATACCAGTCTTTTTTACTGGTGGCAAACGACTGGGTATCCAGGTGGTCCCGAATGGGAGCCTTATTTCAATGACGCCTTGGTCACTGCGGCGATAATGTGGGCACTTGCAAATAGTGTTAGCTGGTTGCAAAAAATTTACTATGCCACAAGTTAACGAAGGCGGGCACTAACGGTTTTTAGGCTGTGGCGGAGGTTTAAGAAAAAAACTCTTCGCCAAAAAATGATTGATAAAAGAATGGAAAAAACAAAAGGAGAAAACTATCGTGGAATTCTTACTCGAAAGAGCAAAGGGATTAATCTCGAAAAAGATAGGAGCCGCAGTTATCGGTGAGACAGCAATTGCCGGAACTGCTCCAGACATGCAGGGTGTGCCGACCATAGTGTATTTGGTCATCCAGGGATTAGTGGACGCGGTTAAGGGTTATGCCGACGCTAAATTTGCCGCGAGCGCGTGAAGACTATAACAATTGATCGCTACAGCTCTACCCGCAACGGGACACAGAGTGTGATCTCCGTTGTGGGCAGCGATCAATCGTGGCACGGGCTCGAGAGACCATGGTTAGACAACCTCCCGTATGAGAGTTGTATCCCGACCGGGACGTATGTAGTATTGCCATGGGAGTCGCCGCGCTACGGGACGTGTCGTATATTTGTAGGCGGGGACGTAGCAATCTCTGAAGGCAGGGCGGACCGGTTCGCGTGTTTGATCCATCCCGCAAACTACACCCGCCAGCTCCAGGGGTGCCTGTCTCCCGGTTGTAGCAAGGCGGATTATTACGAGCCAGAGACCTCGTGCGCGGTATGGAAATCCCGCGACGCACTGTCGCAGATGCAAGAGGTGCTGGGAGATGATCCGGCCGAATGTGTGATAAGCTGGAACTACGATGCCTTATAAGTCACGAAACAAAAAGCGAAAGGAATCACGCTATGCCAGTCGTGGGAACCCGACATTATCCGTACACAAAAGCGGGAAAAGCCGCGGCCAAACGCGCCGCGACAAAAGCCGCGAAACGGAAACCGAAAAAGAAGAAATGAAAGACATTGCTGCTCGAGCCGAAGAGCTGATGACACAACGGGACGACCTGCTGAAACGGTTAGAACAAAACGCAACCGCCCGGCAACAGTTAGACGCTGCATATCATCAGACGTGTGGTGCCATAGCTGTCTTGCAGGAGTTTGGGGATCCTGACAGCCAGGTGCCAACCGGCAATGGCGAACCAACCGCTGCCGAAGTCGAGGTCGTATCTGAGCTATAGTCCCCGTTAGTTACAGGTAGTATCTGTATCATCTAATTCGTCAACGGCGACAAAGATTTTTTTGCCCGCCCCTACTTGACGGATTCGTAATTTCCCCGATTTGGCCCATCGATACGCGGTGTCATTGTGGATGCCTAACGCGTCGGCAAACTGGGCCAGCGTCATGTATTTGGGACGCGTCCTCTGTATTATATCTCGTATAGTTTCGTTCTTATCCTGCTGCGGGTCTGTCATGTGGCCTCGCTCTGTATATATGTGCCCGCCCTCTCAGCGGGTATGCGCCCACACCCCCGCTCCCAAAGCAGGCGTCGTTATTGACACGACGGGCGCGAGAGACAGCCTGAGATTGCGAACACAATCTGTGAAGACCGCAAGGAACTCCACGGGCTAACCATCTTGATCAGCTCTCTTCGCGAGCGAGAAGTGGCAAAACTTCTCGCTGCGCTCATGCCGACCGGATAGCCCCGTTTAGGCTGTCCTCTGTCAATTTTACTCGAGGTAAATCCGTAACATATTGTTTTTATTAGCCAAAAAACGGCCTGTTCGGCTTTGGCGAGATGGTGTGGTGTGCGAGTCAGCAGTGGCCTCTCTATTCCTGTCTATCATGTCACCGCTACTGCTGGAGCCCCGCAATGCTGCGAGACTCCAATCCGCTCCCCAGTCGGTCCTCGCACACCACTCTCTCATTATGTCATCTCGTCTAACATGCGCCGGATTTTCTCGTCCAGCATCGGATACCGATAGCGTATCATCTGATGGTACGGACTATCGCGATTTCTCAAAAATTCCTCGGCTTCCATGGCTTCTGTTGCCAGCATGACCACCTCGTCTGTTGTCAGCCAATCCTGCTCCAGTTTTTTTCGTACCTGTTGCAGGGCACGTATGGCAGCAATTATAACAGCTGTTGCCAACCGCATGTAGCCATCATGTTGGATGGGCCTCTGGTTCCTGTTGGTCTTCGATTTATTCATAATAGTTTTTTCCCAAACGAGGTGCAACGTTTGCGACTCCCTTTTGCACAACTACAGTTTTTGCATCGACATGTTTTGCATCGACATGTCGAGCGTCGCGCTTTCATGAGGGCTTGGTCTTCTTGCCGTTGGGCTGTCCATTCATCCCACACTTCTGAACCTCGGTTAGCACCATCTTTACCTGGGGATGCTTTTTGCTCGGCTCGGGGAATCGATGTGCGATCGAGCATACTATTTTTCGATTGTCGTCCTGGAGGATTCCCGCTGCTACTAATCCATCGAGCAGATATTTTGCGCCGTAGCTGATATTGTCGGGATCCTGTCGCCGGTCTTTGGTTGTCCATTCTATCTCCACCTCCACTGAATTTTCGATCGGTCGAAGATCTTTGCGAGCCAGATACGCGACCTTGTTTGTCATTTGTTTTTTTGTCGCCGCATACATACTCCAATGCGATTTGGTTGCTGCCAACACCGCGTTAAGCGTGGGCAGCTCCCCCGGTATCACAATCTCCTGGACAGTATGATGAGACATGTTGATACTCCTCTCAATACGATCGATCCGAAACATACCGCATCCCGGCCTCCTCCGAGATAGTTATGCCGCGGAAGATCCGGAACCCCTGTGATTTCCCCCGCGCTATTCCTGGGCGTTGTGACAAGAGCTCGAAGAATTGTTTCTTACCCATAGTTTTGTGTGTGTTCCACGCGAAGTAGCATTCATACATTCGGGTTTGTTGCTCTGTTTGATTGGGATCGACAACGCAACATTCCTCGATAAATGGCCCCAAGATATCTTGGGACTCTCTATAGTTGGCGGTCGTGGCAGCGATCTCAGGAGGAATGGATAACCCATTGGTCCTCCATATCCGGCATCCCTCGAGCGCCCAGTTCAGAATCCCCGGCAACTCTGTTAGCAATTTTTCTTTGAGGGCCTTGTCTACCGCAGGAGCTCCCGCGGAGCCGAATACAACGCCCCACTCGATACAGCAGATGCGCCGCCATGTGCCGTAATCCATCCCCGCTATGTTGGGCAGGGTGTTAGTAGACATGGACACCTTGAACCCTGGAACAAACGTAAAAAATTCACGATGCAAAAATCGAGCGGTTATAGGATCGCCGCCGGTGACCCTCTTTAGCAGGGCCTCGTTAACGGCGTCAGTCTCATTAGTTTCAACTACTCCTACCGAGCGAGTAGATCGCAATGCTGCCAGATCGTTACGGGCGTTGTCCTCGTAGCCTTTCGATGAAATCATAAACGAGCTCGCCGCCGCGGTTGCGCTATATGGTCCCATGAGAGTTGCCAAGACATCAGAGAACGTCGATTTGCCGTTGCTCCCCTCGCCGTAATGGATGACCAACTTGTGCTCGATCGTTGATCCTGTCAGGCAGTATCCTGCCCACGTTTGGAGGAATTCGACCAGCCGGTCATTCCCACGCATGCACTGGGACAAGAACGCCAGCCACTGAGGGCATTGAGCATCCGCGTCATACGTTACTGGGGCGCACTGAGTGAGGAGATCAGTGCGCCTCGAGCTACGCAACGTGCCGCTGCTCAAATCGATAGTCCCATTCTCGACGTTAAATAGATCTGGCTTCGCGTCGAACGCGTCAGCGTGTACCGGCATAGGGGGTATCGATCGTGCCAGCCTCATCATCTTTAATAAGCGGGTCTCGTCCTCGCACTTTTTCGCCCATTCGGCAGTCAGGTTTTTACCCTCGTCAACCGCGAGCCCCTGCACCATTTTTGGGGGGCCCATGACCGGGGGCGACTCCTGCGCGATAGCCCTAACGCAATCCTTCGCCAGCTCTTGGACGCCCAGCAGATCATCGATTTGCCAATGGCGCCCATTCCACCTCATCCATCCCCCGAGCTCCGTCTTGGCGAGCTCGGTGCAGTATTTGAGCTCCTCCTGCCAGCGCTCGCAAAAACGCTCGGCATTACCCATGTCTGTCATGGGGGGATGGGGACCAGGCCCCCCTGGCGGGACGATGGGCGTAGAGGCATACGCCGGGTCCGATGGCCGACGTGTCATGATGCCTCCAATAGGGTCTGGATCGAGGGCGCCGTGACTGATCGACCGTGAGATTTTGTAGTAGAGGAATCCGGTAGTCCACGGGTCGCTCGGGTTGTGGACAGGCATCTCAGCAGCCGCTTGCAGGAGAGCGCCTCGCGCTGCCTCAGCGTTGATCGCATGGGCGCCGACTATTTGTCCTACGCGATATCCCGATCGATTGAGAGTTTCCTCTTGCTCTCCCGCTGGCGCTCGGCGGATACTATCCATCGCTGCTGTCAATACAGACTGTCCGTATCGCTCGACTTCCGGCGGGACTGTAGCCGCCAGATCGGGTAACTCACCTGACAGAGCTCGATCGAAAATATTATGTGACGGGCGGCGAGGTTCGGAGTCGTCCGAAATCTGGATGGACGGTATCATCTGTCGTAGCCACGGCGGCATCGGCACTGGGTTGTTGTTTGTCGGTGTGGTCGTTGTCATTAGTAGTATCGTAGTCATCGGTGAAAGGTGTGTGATCCAAGTTCCAAAGATACGCATTTCCGGTTGGGTGTATGCTCGGCGGCAGGATTACGTATTTACCGGTCGATTTGATTTCGACACCTGGCGCAATATCATAGTTAGCTTGGTTGTCGTACGCAAAAAAATGATGCCATCCTCCGCCGCCGGTCAAGCTGATCCACACCCCGTCGGGCAGATCTCCGTGATCATCGAGAGCGGCCTGCCAGAAATGGTGTCCATTAGTTCGGCTGTCGATGTCAACGGCAACTACGCCACTGGGGGCGCCAGTAGCCAGTCCTATGTTGAGCTCAGGATTCTGCCCCCACCAATGGCGGATCTGGTCGATATTAGTTGTGGCGTCCAAGCAGCCGCGACCGCCTGAGATCGCGGGCTTTTTCCCTCGAGGTGAACACGGGAATACTGCCCATCCTATCTCTGCGTATCGTAGCGCATGCTCCAGCAGGGCGTCTGATTTGTCCATTATGGATTGCTCCCTTGATGGTAACGGGGCCCCGAGGTCTCGCACTGTCGCTCAACCCCGGAGCACCCATCGATTAGAAGGGGAGATCGCCCTGTTTTTTTTCGACAACGACCTCGCCGTCGAATGTATCCATGACGGCCTGTGTGGTTACCGGCTCCTTTGTAGCCTCCGGCTGAGGCGCCTGTGATCCAGTAGTAAAACTTGTGGCGGGCGCCGCTGCATCGGCCTCAAACATCGGCCATTCTTCTGGCCGGTTACACCATCCATGGATGGTGAAGATCGGCGCCTTGAATGTGCCGCGGCTTGTAGTCACGTCCTCGATCGTGATCTTGACGTGCGGGACAACGGCCCCGGAAACCTTGTCGTGTGACGGTTGGGAAGCGCTTTGCGACCACTCGTCGTGGAGGTTATCGATGCGACGCAGCACAGTAGCTGCCGTGGAGGAAAAGTGCCTGAGACACGCTCCCTCGGCCACTTCGCCCGGCAACCATAGCTGCATCCGAAATCCCGGCTTGTAGAGATCGGACGGGCAAGCGGGCATGGCGAGAGAGTTGTGGACCAGCTTGAAGTCCACCTCGCCCTCGTATCTAATATACCCCACTTCCGTGTTTGCGACGTCTGCCAGGAATCCCGTCTCAGACAGCGCTGGTGTGATATCGGTGATATCGTTAGCCCAAGTGCCGTCGCTCATGGGGCGACGGTCAACGCGGGAGAAAATTCCTTCGCGGGCGTTGTAGCGTACGGTCGGTAAAAAGTCTCCGCCTCCAGATAGTCCAAATGCCATAACTGATTCTCCTGATAATGATTAATAGTTAACGTGCGTTAGTTGTGCGATGGGCCCGCTCGTCTCCATCGAGCGGGGAATGCCAAGCGGTTGTTCTTGTTTAATGCGAGCGATATGCTCAGTCCATCCTGCGTCGGCTGTTGCATGTTCCAATCGTTCTACGTGATCGTGATAGTCGGCAGCAACTTTTTCAGCAACGAGCTCAGACTGCTCCTGTACATACAACTGCTCGAGGGGGTCATACATTTAGAGTCTCTCCACTAATGTTGGGATGATTTGGACAGCGAGTATTGCCGTAGCGATTACCAGCATCCATGTAGCTAACCGATCTACCCGAGGTCTCATTATTCGATCTCTTCTTCGATTACTTCGGAGACAACCAGGGTCGTTTCCATCCTCTGACCCTCCGGGCCCCAGTGCGTATACACTACGTTAATCTCGTTTGGAGGATCGAGCAAAATGGCAGTGTCAAAATCAGTTGGGCGTTCCGACGTCGTCATCCGTTGGACAATCTCTAATTTATCGAGGTTCTCCCGTTGACCTACCGTCAGGTCATTCGGTGCGGAAACCAAAGCGCTTAGAGACTTGGTCGAGATCAAAACTTTATCTTTTGCAGGGATGGGTTTGTGGGTCATATTAAAACTCCTTAATAGTGTGTGTGAGTGAGCGTGTGTTAATATCGGGGGCAACCGGAGGAATTTACGTAGCCATGCTCTTTTTTGACTTTGTCGATCATCTCCTTATTCGGCCGCAGGAAAGCGTCTTCCCGCAGTCGGTCAGAGGTCACAGCGATGAACGCTTGGCTCCTGATAATGTCTAACGTGGTCTCTGCATCATCCGCATACTTGGGCTTCCACGCCAACACCCAATCCCCGATTGCAATATTGTCAGGTCGAGCGATCCAATAATAGACTACTAAATCATCCGAATCTTTTTCGCTTAACCAGTTGAGCTGCTTGGTAGACATCATGGGAGGATTCATTGCGTGTTCTCCTTGCGGGTTTTGACCCTGACACGGTGTGAGCCAGGACCACTAATATAGATATGCAATGCTGCATATGTCAAGTGATTGGGATATATTTCTGTCAGCCTCCCATTTAAACTTGACAGCTCCCTCGAGTGTCTGCAATATAGCAATATGACTACTCATAACTGGACATCATCATCAGATCACACGTCGCCATCCCCGCGCATAGAGTTACGATGGGGAGAGGTCGAGCGATTAATGGACGCGAGAGGAATTTCCTCCCGCAGCGAATTAGCACGGCTCGCCGACGTCGATTCGGTAAATCTCTACAGATTAGCGAAGGGGCGAGGCGGGCCATCGATGCACTCGCTTGGCAGGCTGTGTCATGCATTAGAGTGCGAGCCAGGCGATCTCCTGCACTGCGTCTCCGCATAGCTATTTGACCCGCCTTCGGATTGACGGCGTCTTATAGCGGTGACGAGGGAGGTAGCTGAGCAGGCGTATCCACAGCGGGAATACGTGGTGTGGGTTGAACACGTCATACGCAGTCTCTAATCGGGTTAGCGATTTTTCATCCACCAGCGCCGCGGATCCTTTGTCCCTCGGCCGCAATATCGAATAGAGGAGCCGTGGCGTGATGATCGTTTGGAAGAGCCTGCCTCTCCGGCGCCACAGATTTTTTGGAGCATCCTCTGGCATGCTGTAGGGATAGTAATGATCCGCCAAAATCAACGACAACTTTCGTGCTGCTGCTGCCACGCTACCACACAGGATTACCTCCCTACGTAGCGTGGGCTTGAGCGCGTTGACTCGGGGATCGTTGATCGATAGTCGCATTTAGTGATAGTCTCCTTGCCCCCCTTTCGGGGGGCGATTAAGCGTTAGTAATGTTCCGGAAGCAAAGCGGTGGTGGCGCAACGGTCATGCTCCGTGATGACCCACAGCCTACCGTCCGGCAGATTGTAGTTTGACAGGATCTGTCCCCGGCCCCTGGCGACGCTATTGTCGTTGACCGCGTTATCCTCCGGATTGGCATCTCCCCAATCTCCCGAGGCGTGACGGCGCATGCAATCGTGGACACGATCAATTCCGTGTGTGTCCACGGCGGCGGTGGTGATGACGACCATCCCGACCGGGAACAGGGGGCCGCGCTGGTTACGGGCGACTACTTTGTATGTGTCTGAGGTCCGTAGGCCCCGATCACCAATGTCAACAATTTCCAACCCGTAGTCCTGGGCGCCTCTGGTTCCGGTGTCGTCCGAGCAGCCGCACCCCCTTGAGCTGCACAACCGCTTGCCGATTCGTTTGACCTGGGCCTCGTCCAGCAAGTCCCCGATTTTTGCTCGTATGCGGGTAGAGCTATTGTGAAAGTTGTTTCTCAATGTGATCATGAGTAATCCTCTTTTCCTTTTCCCGCCTACGACGGGGGCAGTGGTTACGGAGCCCGTGGTTAAATCTCTTCGGCTCCTTTTTTTGTTTTTGTTTCCGTCTCCGGGGCGGTGACCCCTTTCGAGCTCTATACACCCTGTCCACAACATTCTCCCTTTCTTCGGTTAGTCCAGCGCACACGGCAAATTGTTAGCCGCGTCAACTGTCCACATATCATAGTAATCGTTCCACTCGATCTCCTCATCGTCAGTGGCTCCACAAGCCTCCCGGAACTCAGGAGACTCGATGGAGTTAGTTTCAGGCAAGCGATGGTTCGCTTCAAAAAACGCCCTGGCGAATCCTTGAGGCGTAGTAGAGCGGAGTTTTTTTGTCTTATCGCTTGAGCCGCCCAACTGCATTAGCCACGAACCGGCATCACATGCGCGGATAGGCTCGACATCGTTGCGCGGTAGGTCGCGAGAAAAGCGGCCCCACAGCCCTGTCTTTTTGGTGTAAGGGTCTCCATAGTGGTGCGGCTGTATATACCATGGGCCGACGTCGGCGAGTTCAGGGATTAACTTGTTGAGGCGTCCGACCGGGTTCTCGATGCACCACACCGACGGCTTCAGAAATTCAACCGTTCGCAATGTTTGGTAGACGAGCTCGAGGTGTTCTTCCGTTCTCCCGTCAGAATCTTTTTGGGGCCAGTACTGAGCGCCCGACGAGCAGAAATGTGTGCACATAGGTGCCGCAAGGAGTACGTCGATACGGGAGTAGTACTCGCTCATTTCAGGCTGGTCGAAAAACCATTCAATGTTGATGTCGCTCACGTCAATCGAGTCGTCTTGTCCTACACGATACTCCGAGTATTCTCCGGAGGACTGGATGTCGATGGCCATGCAGTTGTGACCGGCTTCGTAGTACGGTCGCACCCATTCTCCGGTCGCATCGAAGAGCGATAATACGTTCAGAGTCCTGGTATTATTTGCTGACTTTGCCATTGCCATCTTCTCCTTGCCCCTGGTTTATTTTAGAAATGGGTTCGGTTAAAGTAAACTTTTGTGAAACGTGAATCCGGTGCGTCAAACCCTATTTTATGAGCCTTACGTAATTCATCCCTACCTTCGTTAAACAGGTTTCGTTTTATTACGTAAGATGCTACGTCAAGAGGGCTCAGACTATGAGTTTCAAGGAGTGCTTCTTTTTCCATGCCTCTCAGAGGCTCGATCACTAACTGAGTACGATTCCAATCATCTTCTGTAAGTAGTTCCATTACTTCTTCGATAGTTTCTGGACCTACTTTGTTTACAATACCTATTAATAGGTCAGTAACAAACCTGTCCGGATCGGCGGCCTTACAGGCTTTATCGTAGATTACATCCACACTCTTTTGGATTTCTTTTTTCAACTCTTCTCTTATTTTTTCCATTGATCCGGTCATCTTTGCTGCTCCTCTCCTTGCCCCCCCCTAAGGGGGGGGGCGGTTGCGGGGGTCTTTGTTTTATTTCAGTTAACGGGTTTGATGAGCCGTTTGGCCCATTTGGGGTGGGTGTAAACAGCCTCTAATGTGACGCCCTTTACCACTGTCATGTATCCGTCTATTGGATCAACGTTGTACTCTTCTACCGTTATCGGTCTTGAGAATTCGAGAATTTGGTAGCCGTACTTGTAACAACTTGAGTTAGCGTGGTCTTTAATCCTTTTCTTGGCATTGGCAAGACTTTTTCCCAATGCGTAATGATTGAGAGTGTGCGCGTAGTGTGAAAATGTTTCTGGGTTACTCGCCTTCCGTGCTGACTTTGCCATCTTTGCTGCTCCTCTTGGTTTGTGCACTTCTGGTTTTTTCCCCAGCCGATGTGCACTTCCGACTGGGAATACTAATATAACTATGCAGTATTGCATACGTCAAGGGATTTTGAATAATATCTTGAAGAAATCCGCCCCTTTGGCCCTCCTCGAAAACATACACTCTATCTGGTATGCGGGCCTGGGGCCGAAAGTGTCAAAAACCACAACATGTTGTGGTGCGTTTCGGCCAGCACAATATGAGATTATTTTTTTTATTTGATAAAAAAAGGGTAGCTCCTCTCGTTTTTTTAAAAAAGAGGAGGTACCCTTTTGGATCGTAGCGGTCTATACAAGTGTTAGGTCCGTTAGGATCGTTGTCTCCCAATCACTTGCGTCTCTTCCAGAAGTGTTAGGACGCTCCGGTTCTAACACTTCTGTATCCTCCGTAAGTTGTTGTCCTACAGTGGTCCTAGCGGACCTAACACTTGCAGCAGCCCCTCGGCTCATGGTAGGAGGGGGGACTGTTGCACGGTTGCACTCGATCCGGAGGGATCAACACATATAAGAGATACCGTGACATGCCTCCAAGCACAGACCTGGAGTATGTCACGGTATCTCGCCGGTCTCCCCCCTGGCAGGGCATAACTTTGACAAAGAAGGGTACCTCCTCTCGTTTTTTTAAAAAAGAGGAGGTACCCTTGGGGACAAAAGGGACAAAAATCCTGAGAGGTAGCTCTCAGGAAGATGCGCCCCTTTGACCAGAAAGCGCCCTTTTGGCCCCTAAAAAACCCCATTTGGCCCTCATTTGGCCCTCCCTCAAACGAGTAAAAACAACACCTTACGTTGTGTTAGGGACAAAAGGGCCTGTTTTCCTATATAAAGTCCTATAGAAATATATTTTACGTTATATAGGTTAAAGGTCGGAGAAACGCGCCCTTTCCGCCCCGAATCTACGTAAGGTGTTGTAGTGCATTGGGTTAGGTGTTGTAAAAAAGCGCCCCCATTCTGCCCTGGCTTCGAGCGTCTTTTTGGATGTAACGTGTTGTAGATTAAGAGGTTGTATGGGACATCGGTGATTCTGCCCCCATTCTGCCCCGGAAAAGTTTTCCCATAGCATCGGTTGTGTCGGCCATGGGCTTGGGGGTTAGGGAGGTCACACGCTACATAGCGCTGTGCTATTCCCCGGGGCATACGCGTTATTGCCGCTCAGAGGCGTTAACGTGACATGGGCGGATGCGTCTTTGAAGATCCTTGTCCCGCCGGAATCGTATCGCGACATGGGGGGATGCGTTTTTGGAATTCCTTGTCCCGTCTAAACTTTGCAGTCAAATGCAGCCAAATGCAGCCAGATGCGGTCAAACAGCGCTTGCGCCATACTATGCGGTTGATGTATTGTTCAGGTATCACATGAAAGCCCTTGCGACCGGCTTTCCTCCTGGTGACGCGCTGGCGGGGGGCAGGACGTCAAAATCCGGCCCGCCAGCGCCGTAAAACCTCTAAACAGATGAACAATGCCATGCCTCAGAAGCATCCGCTGAAATACGACGTCAAGCAAATGGAGAAGGAGATCGTCCGATGCGATGGCAATCTGACTGCCGTTGCCAAGGTCTTGGGGTGCCAGAGGTTGACGATCTACGACTACATCCGCAGATTCCCCGAGCTCGGCAAGGCAGTCGATGCTGCTCGAGAGAAAGTCGGCGACGAGGCAGTTGGGCAGCTGCACAAGTTGGTTCGGGAGGGCCATTTTCCCGCAATCCAATTCTACCTGAAAACACAGCATGGTCGCCGAGGGTTTACCGATCGTGTAGAATTGACCGGGATCGATGGCGAGCCGATCTCCTACAGAGCGGTTAAGCAGGAGGCGAGGCCATCGCTCGAGGAGTTGAAGGCGGCATTGGCGCCGCAAACAGCACAAAACAGGATCGCGGAATACACTGACTAACCCTGAATTATACTAACGATAATACCTATTATAGTTAATCAGAAATGATCGAAGAGCCTCCGGAACAGTATAGCTGGGCAGCGCAGCCAGGACCGCAGCGAACCGCCGTATGGATGGGATCTGCTGTTGATGAGCTGTTCTACGGCGGCGCAGTATTTGGCGGTAAGAGCGATTTTCTGCTCGGCGATTTCGCGCAGGATCTTGACCAGGGATCCAAGTGGAAAGGGGTTCTGTTTCGACTTTCCTACCCGGATCTCGAGGAGATCATCGATCGCTCTCATGAGATCTACCCGCATTGCGGGGGCGAGTATCTGGTTGGCAAATACACCTGGAAATTCCCCGGAGGAGCCGTGTTGCGATTGCGGCACCTCGAGAGAGAGCAGGACTATACAAAATACATGGGGTGGAGCCTGAGCTGGATCGGATGGGACGAGCTCCCCAGTTGGGAGACGTTGACACCCTATCGGATGATGACCTCTCGGTTGCGTGGCGCAGCAATGAATAAACGGATACGGGCCACTGGCAACCCAGGAGGTCGTTGTCATAATGAGATCAAAGAATACTTTGGGATCGGAGACTACCCGCAGGGGATGGTCCCGCTTCAGGACTCCGACTCCGGGATGGTTCGGATGTTTGTGCCGTCGAAGCTGACCGATAACAAGTTGGGCCTCGGCCGGGATCCGGGATACGAGCAGCGCCTGGAGAACCTCGGCGACCCGGAGCTGATCAAAGCTTGGAAGGATGGCGATTGGGACGCTGTCATCGGCAACTATTTTTCGATGTTTTCTCGGAAGGACGCCGTCGTTGACGGGTTCGAGATTCCGTCAACGTGGTCGGTATTTTCGTGCATGGACTATGGCGAGTCCAACCCCACATGGGCGGGGCTCATCGCCGTTGATTACGATGATTCCGTTTGGGTCATCGATGAATACTACCGTGCCGGGGCGGGCGGAGCAGATCACGCTCGAGCAATCGCAGCGATGATCGACAACTGCCCATATCTGCGGCACCGGCCCCGGCTGCACTTGGCGCCTCCGGACATGTGGACACGCAGAGCTCCGGGAGAGGCGTCGCAGGCCAAGGCGCCCAAGGACTCCTTCGAGGCCGAGGGCATCCATTTGACGCGGGCGAACGCCGACCGGATAACCGGCTGGCGCAATCTCAAGGATCTGATGTATTCCGGGCGGATCAAGTTTTTCCGGCACCGCACAGATCGCGTGGTCGAAAGCCTGGCGACGGTGCAACGATGTTCACGCAATGCCGAGGACGTCGAGAAGGGGGGCGATGACCACCCTGCCGACGGGCTCCGATACGGTATCAACCATGTCTACCGACCGCGACGCGCAGACGTGCGTCCGAGCGGCGATGGGCAAACTCTAATCGATCGACTACTGAGTAATGACGATAACCAATACAGATACGCAGGATGAATAAAAAAGAGCTGGCATTCTGGGCAGACGAGATGAAGACGCTGGACCGTCTCTACCGGGGGCGCATGGCGGAATGGCAGCGATTGGTGGATCTATACGACCTCCAATTCGATGAGCGCATTCGGGATCTCCAGCCGAGCGATATTGTCCGGGTGTCTCGGTTTTATCCGATTGTCCGCCAGATTATCAGCACGATTGCCTTTCGGTATCCCAAGCAATTTTTCTTGATCGAGGACGAGGAAGGCGACCAGGTCGCTGAGTTGCTCGAGCGAGCGAGCGCGGCATTTTTCCGTCTTGCTAACGTCCGAGATCATATGCATCAGGCTATTTTTGACGCGTTGTTCTGCGGGGTCGGCTGGCTACGGCTGGACTACAACCCTCCAGGCGACACGATGATCGCTCCGTATATTGCCAATGACGACATGGCCGATGACATGGTCGCGGTGTCTCGAGTAGCTCCTGGATGTGTGCATCTGGATCCAGCGTGTCCGCCCCATCGGTTAGGGCATGCCCGCTACATTCGGGAGAAAATGTGGATGCCACTGAAGTTCCTCCGCGACGATCCGAACGTCCAGCACAAGAGGCAGCTATCGGCAACTGCGGCCGGGAATTCGGCGGACGATCTGATGTTCGGGGAGGTAATGGGAGCGCAATCCGATACAGAGGAGCGCCAAGCTTTGAAGGAGTCGATCGACAACGGCGAGTTTGTATTGGTGGATCGTATCCATGATCGCATAGGGCGCCGGTTGATCATGTTTGCCGACGGAGTCGAGGATCCGATCCTCGAGCAAGAGCATCCGTTTATCAAGCGCTCGTTCCCCCAGATGATCGACTCGGTCGGCAATCTGATATTCGCGGAAGACGAGACAGGCGAATTGAGCGAGCCAGTGCTTGACATCGAGGGAGGGATCCCGGCGGCAGGCTGGCTTGTCGAGAACGGATTTCCCTTTGTCCCGATCAAATTTGATATGCACTCGGCGTCGTTTTATCCGATGGGACAGATGGCGTATCTCGAGGATCTCCAAGCGGGGATCATCGAGCAGATCAGCCGTCGCAGTGATCTTTTGAAACGTACGGCGCGGCAGGGAGTTGTCGCCGAAAGCGAAGTCTTGGCCAATCCTGAGATTTTAGAGAAATTGCGGGCGGGGAGAGACGGCGAGTTTCAGACGGTTCAGGACATCAACTCCATCCGCGAACTTTCATATTCCTCGGTCCCTCCTGATCTGTATGCTCACGAGCAGTCGCTGTTATCGTATGAGGATCAGATCGCCGCTGTGCAGCCGCCAGCGCCGGGAGAATCCGACACGGCCACGGAAGCTGCGGTAGTAGCCGCAGCCGCCCAGCTAAACGGCAATTGGATGGAGGCTAAGGTTTCCCAAGCGTATGAAATGGTGGTTCGCAACGCGTTTCAGATTATGGGCGATCCGCGCTACACGCCGGAAGATTTCACGATCAACGTGGCCCCGGAGGGCGCGTCACAAATCGTCAGAGCACTGCGGACAAGTGATTTTCTGTGGAATTTCCGTATCCATTCTCGCGTCGGATCGACGCAACCATTATATGAGCAGCTCGAGCAAGACCGTTTCCTGGCATTCTACGACCGGGCCGCTAACCGGCCCAACTTCGACCAGGTCGAACTCGATAAGGCCATGGCGTCAGCGTTTGACGTCATCGACGTCGAAAAACTGATGGTCTCTGATGTCAACGTCGAAGCACAGCGGGCGGCACAGCTTGAAAACGACCGCTTTATGAATGGGCAAGACACCGATGTCTTGATCGAACAGGATCATCCGACGCACACAGACACGCACAATATGTATCGAGATCACCCGGCGTATATGCAATTAATGCAAGCGGCGCAGATGACAGACCCGGCGGGACGTCCGCTCAATCCGCAGGCACAGCAGCAGATCCAGCAGATTGACGCGGTAGTAGCGCAGCACATCCAAGGGCATGCGGAAGCGCAGCAGCAGCAGCAACAAAATGCGATGGGCCAACCTGCGGGAGGCGGCGGATCGCCGTCTATGGGGCTTGACCTTCAGGGGCAGGTAGCCAGCAACGCGCAGCGGATAAGCGATGCCGCGCAGGTTGAAGCGGCCGAAACTATGAGGAGTAGCTAATATGGCAAAGACAAAAGCAAAAGCGGCGCCGAAAGCGGCGGCGCCTAAAAAACCGACAGCAGTGCAAGAGGCAGTGCGGGAAATTATCGCCAGCCTACAGCCCGCCAATGCGCGGAACGGGGTTGTGTATACGTTAACCCAAGACCAGCGGGACGCGTTAGTGGCGCTGAGCGGGGAATAGATGCAGACACCCCAATATCTTGTGGTTTTATCCCGAATCGGGCCCAGGCCCGCATACCAGATGTTGTGTAGGGCATAATGACACATCAATTTCAGGGACCGCGAGATCGGCGGGCTACTCCTAATTCGCCTGAGTGGCTAACGGGCGTAGCGGATTTTGTCCAAGACACTCCCGCATTGCAGGAGGGCCCGTATTCGATTAGCGGCTTGGTTGATTTTTTGCAGCAAGCCGCCGAAGATCCGTCTGTGCAGCGGGCGGTGCATTGGGGCAAGCAGACGCCGGAAGGGGTTCAAAAATGGGTGACGGAAGATATCCCGGACCTGGCGCAGGCCGCGCAGAGTGTCGGGCAGTTTCGGAGGGATCCTGTCGAGACGCTCCGGGGCACGGATTGGGGCGCGGCAGCGGACTTGGCCAAGGGCGTTAGCGGTAAGGTAGGAGAGGTTTATAGAGAAGGGGCGCAGAAAGACGGCGTCAACCAAGGGGTGGTCGATGCAGTGCAGGGGGTCTACGAAGTGGCCAAGCGTAGCGGTAAGGGGATCTTGGAATTGATAGGCCAGGTCATGGACGAGCGCGGGCTCGCCGGGCTTACAGGCCCGGAAGATTTTCTGGGACCGGCAGGCAAAGGGGGGGGATTGGTATCTGGGCTGCTGATGGCAAAGAAAAAATTCCCTTTGCCGGATCCTAAGCCTACGTCGCTTGCACAACAGATCTACACCCCCAAAGACCGTCGCGGGTTCCTGGGGCCTGTCCCGCCGGAATATCTCGAAGCTATCCCTGACAATCATCATCATTTGTTAATCCCCGACCCCAAGAACGCTGCGTCGAAGGCAACCGACATTAGGCAGGTATCGGCGACGTTTAATCCGAACATCGAGAAGGGAGGCGACAGGAGAACGCCGTGGGATTGGGCTGATGACCGGGGAGCTCGGGTGTTGGATATAGGCGGCGGCAGGGAAGACGACGCTATTAGGCATATGCAGGACAATTTTGGCGTTGAGCTCCAGGTCCAGGATGTTTACAACCGGGATCCGGCCCATAACGCCCGCGTATTAGCCGAATTCAGCTCTGAGCCGGCGGACTATGTTACGCTCAATAGTGTGCTCAACGTTATCCCGACGCCAGAGGCTCGCAGACGGGTGCTGCAATCGGCGTACGATCTGGTTGTGCCCGGCGGCGAATTGCGAATCAGCATACACCGCGGCAGCGGCGACAAAAAAGTGTCCGAGGGGGCATTAGACGCCCAAACGGGGCTCCGGGCGAAACAGAACAACCGCCCCGCAGGAGATTACCTGGAAGAGGTAGGTAATGTTTTCGGCCCGGCCAACGTAACTGTCCACGGTCAGTTTATTGTAGCTCGGCGGTCTCCCGACATTCTGAACACGCTTGGGAAGGGGATCGAAGTCGAGCCGCAAACCGGGAGGGTGATTCCGCAGGCGTTTCCGACGGCGGAAAAGGGCGGGGAATTAGTCGTCAATCCCGACGACCTCACGCCGAGTCCCGTAACCATCGACGCGATGTATGACGCATACGATCCCGCCTTGGCGGGCACGGTGAACCCAAAGACCGGTAAGCCGGTCACTGCCTTGGAAAAAGACGTTAAGCTCATGACGGATGAGCGCTGGATTACGGAAAAAGGGGAGAAGGTGCTTGATCCGCCTTATGTCAATCTGCCGGACAAGATGCGAGACGCCTCTGACCCTAAAGAAATAATCGAATTTATGAAGGAGCACGAGGCCGAAAACCTGGTGTATCTGTTCGAGAGGATGGATCCGGAGGACCGTGCTCGAGCGATGAAATGGTATGACGGCGCCAACAAAATTGCGAACCGGTTTGCTAAAAAATATAACGTAACGGTTGAACAGGCGGCAGGAGTAATAGCGGCGTTGTCGCCGCAGAAAGAATGGTTCTCCAACGTTGCGATGGCGGAACGCATCCTCGATATGTGGACACACGCCGGAGACCAACCGTTCGACGCTAAGATGATGCAAGTGGCGGCGAGTATCCCGGCGATACGCGGAAAGACACAGGGCAATTTTACCTGGGACGATGTTGTCAGGATTGAAGGCAAGACCCTGCACGAAATCGAAGATCCGGTGTTGCAGGCTATCTGGCTTCGGGTTTATAGCCAAGCTCACCACAATCCTCAGCACCGCATTGTCACTCCCGAGGGGGATCCGGGGGACTATGTATATAACATGCCGGAGATCGACAAAAAGACCGGGGAGATGATCGCTATGTCGAAGCCTGGCGCCCTCTCGTGGTCAGACGCAGGCTCCACGGCTTCTGCTGTCAGGGTTTTGCGCGACGGGTCTATGGGGTCTATTTCGCGGGCGATGGGCGGCGCACACAAAGTGCGGAGTTTCTACAACAACATTATTTTTCCGAACGATCCCGGCGGGGGCTTGTCGTTACCGCCGAGCGTAACCATGGATACTCATGCGATCGCTGCCAGTCTGATGCGACCGCTGGGCGCATCGCACCCGCACGTTAAGCACTCTATGGGCTCAGGGTCAAAAGCGGCAGCGACGGGACTACAGGGATTGTATCCACTACACGCCGACGCGTATAGGGAGGCGTCGAAACGAGTGGGATTGGAGTATCCTCGACAATTACAGAGCGTAACATGGGAGGCGGTCCGAGGACTGTTCTCCCCAGCGTACAAGCGCAACGTAGCGGCGGTAGGCGGCGTTGAAGACGCGTGGAAACAATTTCAAACCGGCGCGGCTGACGCGCCAACTACCCGGAGACGGATTTATGAATTCGCAGGCGGAATCGATCGACCCTCGTGGGCCGAGGGCCGATAGCCCGACCGGCAATCAGCAGACTATTTTGGGCGCGATCGGCGCTCAATCTGCTAACGCGATGCCGACCGAGGGCCAGGGGATTGCCTCGGCCGAAGATCACGGATCGGCGCCGATCGGCAGTCAGTCCGACGACCCGTTGTTGGATTATATGATCCGACACGGCAAAGAGATCTCGATACCTGGGTATCTGGACATGGCGTTTTTCGGCGGTGAGATCCCGCCCGACTTAGTATTGTCGGAGATCTTGCCCCCAGAGCTAATGACGCAATTGGAAGAAGTTATGAATTCACGAGAGGGACAGGGCGATGCCAGTATTCCATGATTACGAATGTAAGTGCGGCCACTTGATCGAGGATGAAATGTCTGTGAGCTATAAGGACATTAAGGACAGCGTAGAGTGCCCTCGTTGCGGAGACCAAGCGCAAAAACATCTTGGGGGATTCAACAACATGGTGCGTTGGAATTTTTCTTCCAGCGAACGCGGATACAACAAGGGCTTTCCGGATCCGCAGACCGGCGTTGAATACAGCAGCTACGGACACCGGCAGAAAGTTTTGCGCGACCAAGGGCTCGAGGATGTTGGGCGCCCGCAGAGCCGTGATCATATTATGGCAGATGCTGAAAGCGCCCGGAACGCACAAGCAGAGGCGCAGAGCGGCCACAGCGATGTTATTATCGCAGATTCAGAAGAGGAGATTACAAATCTGATCGATAAGGACCGGGTCGATTGGAAGGAAACTGGAAACTTAGACCGGGACATAGATGATGGACCAGGGTTTTAACCTGGTCCCGCTAAACAGGTAGGAGAGTATCATGACCGAAGCCGTCGCCGTCGATTCTGCGGCCAGCTCAGAGCAACCGGACAGTAACGACTCGGGTTCCGAATCCGTCAACGAAATGGGGATGGGGTTTGTCGAGCCTGATATTGGGACGTCCGATTCTGACTCGCAAAGTGCAGAGCACCCGACCGCCGCTGGTAACGGCACAGACGCAGGAAACAACACGGCAGCACAAACCACAACCACTACTTCCCCGGCAGCAGCGGGAGCAGATGGTTCCGGAGACGGATTGCGCCTCGCGGATTACACCCGCAAGATGCAGGCCGTTGCAGATGAGCGTCGAGCCGTTGAGGCAGATCGTGCAGCAGTGCTCGAAACGCAACAGCAGCTCAACCAGCATCTCGCGCAGTATAACCAATCGCAGCAGGTAGACCCCGTACAAGCGCTGGCAGCTCAGTTAGGGCCAGACGAGGCGCGGGGCCTGACCGTAGTGGACCAGCTTGTCCAAGAGCGGGCGCAAGAGATCGCTGATCGCCAAGTGGCGGCAGCGCTCGAACCGTATAAACCGTATTTGGACCAGCTATCAACTACGACAGCAGCGGTTGACCGAGTCACTCAGGCACAGACAGCTCAAGCTCGATCGGAGGCTAACGCCCAGATCGAAGCGGCCGAGGCGATATTCGGACGGGTAGACGATTGGGATCCACGGCACCGCGCCGTGGCCGCAGCGTTGACTCGCACGGAGAACGCCGATACGGGAGAAGCGTATACCGTAGCAGAAGCAATGGCGCTGGCTACTAAGCGAGCACTTAATGATCGCACAGACGCGATCGGGCAACAGCGAGCTTTGCGAAACACTGCAAAGCGAGCCTCTGCGGCACAGAGCGGTTCGCCTGGGATAGCGGAATCGGGCGGTAGTATTACGCGAGAGCAGGCGCTCGCCGAGATCGAAGCGACGCTGTAAGCGGGGGAGAAATTTGAAGGAAGATATCTAAAATGGCAGGACAGACGACCAGCGAGGTCTGGGATTCGAGGTGGTCGAGCACCCGGCGCACGGTCGATTCAAAACAAATCGACAACGTCTTTGAAGCCTATAACGCACTTGGGTTTCATCGGCGGCGCGGCATGCAGATCATGGACGGTGGCGGCAAAGAAATTTCCGTCATCATCGAGACCGGATCTTCAACCGCGGAGGCTTTTGACGGATACGATCCGCTTTCAAAAACTCCGGCAGATCCATTTCAGTCAGCCCATTACAACAGGCGATACTATGCAGTGCCTATTGTCCTGGACGACACGACCAACTGGCAGAACAGCGGCAAAGAACAAGTTTTCGATCTTCTGAAAGGTCTTGGCGACAACGCAATGAACTCGTTGCTGAAATCCATTAACGAAGATATTTGCGGTAATCAATCGGGAAAATCGATTATCGGTTACCAAGACATCATGGCTGATTCTGCCAATGAGGTATTAGGAGGTATAGATCCAGCTGATACCGCGAGCTGGGAAAGCCAGCGGTATACCGCGTCAAAGACGTTTACGACGGACACTGTAGATACCATTTTTGACGGGTTCGTTGCGTGGAACGCCATCATGGATCTGTGCAGGATTCAGGGCGGGAAAAACGATGCTATCGTCACTACATATTCGATCGCCTCTGCCTACCGCACCGCGCTGGCAAGCACCGGATATGGAGAGGTATCGCTCTCGAACGTAGAAGGGATCAAAGGCCCAGAGTTCCCGAGGTATATGGGCGCTGAGGTCATCGCTGACAATGATATAGCATCGTTGCACAGCTATCATATTGATACGAGCTCTGTCCAACTTCGAGTAATGAAACAAGCGAACTTCAAAAAGACGCCGTTTGTCTCATTGCAATCTAACGGACAGCTGGCGCAGCTGAGTTATTTAGTTGCCGGACTTCAGCTAATCACAAACAACAGGCGTCGCAACGGTGTTGCGACAGCTATAACCGGCGTCTAAGCCAAGAAGGAGATAACACATGGCTACTTGGAAGATGGTCGGGGAAACAACTTTTGATCAAGGAATTGCGGAGACGTCGGCCGCAATTGCTGACCCAGACGTTACTCCACTTCCTGTCCCATTGGGATCTCGCGTACAAGCGAGGGACATTGACAATCCGGGGTATGGAGACATGACGTTTGTGTATTGTAAAGGCGTTGCCAGTACGGCAGCGGGGAACTTGGTTCTGATCGACGGAGCTGGGTTCACTACGTCGCGACCTTCAGCGAATGCTGTAGGCAAGTGCGGAGTGGCGATGAGCGCCAATGTGGCCAACCAGTATGGTTGGTATTGCATTGACGGAACGGTCGCCATTACCAGCGGCGATGTGGCTGACGGGGCGCAGCTGTATCTGACTGCTACGGCCAGTAGCGTAGATGATACTGTGGTGGCTGGCGATGTGATTTATGGAGCGTATGCGGTAGCTGCTGATTCAGGCGGCACGACTTTATCCAGCATTTCACATCCGTTTGTCAACAATGTTAGCAACTAAGCAGTGACGGAGATGAGCGGCGGGGCGTATGCCTCGCTGCTCATATCTTTTTTCAGGGGAGAAAATATCTTGGCAACAAATGAGCAGTATGACGCAATGGGCCAGCCGATAGGCACACTGACCGGCGAGCCGGACCCGGACGCAGTTAAAAAAATTGAAGCCATCAACGAAGAACAATCGAAATTGAAACCATTAGTCGATATTGCTCCAGAGCTACAGGCCCCGGTTCCGACAGCACCGGCAGCGATCAACAAAGAAGCGCTGATAGCAGCACTTAAAGATCCGGACATTGTCCGTCAAGTAGTCCACACCGCATCACAGTCTCCTGACCTGCGGAAAATGCTTGACTTGGAATCAGCAGCAGTGCCGCCGAGCGGAGACTATACTCGAAATTATAGCGCGGAACCAGCGCTCCGCGTACACGGAGGGGTCGAAGTTGCGCACCAAAAAGGATTTGAACCTCTGCCGCCCAGTTACATTCCAAAGTTTGTCGCTGCGGATGGCGTTACTACATGCCCTGATCCGGAGAAAGCCCTCAAGGGGCCCGACGGCAGGCCGGTCAAGACGGAGCATTACAAACACTGGCTCGATTTGAAAAGCCAAGGAAAGAAAATGGATACCAACGTGCGCTACGGCATTATGGCCGACTCGTTCACCGTGGGTGATGAGGGCATGGTAAATTGACGATAGCGCGACGCGATGAAACTGTCCAAGGGCAGTCCAACGCGGCCAACTTTTTTGGACAGACCGCGTTGTTGGGAGCGGCGGACGTAGAGACGTTGGCCATCGGGTCAACGATTCGCGTTGCCAACCTGACATCGACTGAGCGCGACGCAGTGACGGCAGCTAACGGTATGATGATCTACAACACGACAACAAACAAAATGCAAGCATACGAAAACGGAAGCTGGGCGAATCTGATATGACACTGGGCGAAGCGATCACGATGGTGCTCAACCGTGTTGGGTTGGACACTACCAATGTTGATTTCAAAAACGAGGCGCGGAACTACATCAACCTGACAGCGGTGGAGGTTTCAAACCTGGTTGACTGGTGGTGGTTGGACCGCACCGCCACGTTCCGCACGACCGATACGCTAACGGTAACCAGTGACACAGGAGCGTTTGCGGCGGACGCAACCATAACGGGCCTGTCGTCTGGCAAGACCGCTAAGATCGACGGCTATAGCGACGTCAAAAACGAGATATACGTATACAGTCCGACCGGGTCGTTTACGGCTGATGAGACAGTGTCTATTTCGGGGGCGGGCTCTGCAACATTTAAAAGCTCCGCTGCAACACGAATCTATACGCCGATCGAGTCAGCGGTAGGAGCATGGCATTCATTTTACGATGAAACCAACGAACGCGCATTAGTAGTTGTTGGCCCAGACTCGTATGATCTCCTAACGGAGGACCAGACCGAGACCGGGACCGTCGAGACAGTATTGGTTGGCGGCGTCGATGTGCACACTGGATATCCGACGATAGAGTTATGGAGGGCCCCTGATACCACGGCGGAAGTTATCCGCGTCCGGTATCGCATAGCGCTAACGTCATGGGCTGCGGCCAATGACGGCAGTGAGTTTTTGACGTTGGGCCTCCCGCAAATACTCGAGGGCGCGTGTGTCTACGGCGCCTCTAAGTTATACTTGGCAGAAAAGGGTGACGACGCAGGGAGCGCGAGAGAAGCGATGGAACTCAATCGAGTCCTCGAGTTGGCGCTGCGGCAAAATCTACGTATGCAGGGCAATCGATCGTATCCATCAGTGTCGTCTGGCGCGACATCTCCGTTTGGGATCATCGTTGACAACACGTTGGTTACGGTATCGTAATGGCCATTGACGCTGAAACCGTGCAGTATGGACCATGGGGACAAGGGGTGCGGTATGACCTCCCCCCAGAAGACATTACGGCAAACGGGTTGCAAAAAATGCAGAACACGCGGTTAAATGCGGCGGCGGCAGTTGAGCGTCGCCACGGGACCGCGAAGTACGAAAGCACGGCGGCGATTTCTGGACCGCCGACGTTTACGAGCGTCGGCGAATTTCAAATTCCTGGCGGCGCCGCTAAAGTGTTTGCCACTGCGGGCACAAAATTCTATGAGTTTGATGATGGCTGGGTAGACCGGACATCGACCGTGACAATTACAGCTGGCGATGATAATACATTTGAGTGGGTCCGAGCATTTGACAAGTTGGTCTTAACCAACGGCGTCAACGGGCCAATCAAATGGACAGGCAGCGGCAACATATCCGCGCTTGACGTAGACAGTAGATTCACCACGGCTAAGCACGTTGGCTACTGGGATAACCGCGTATGGATGGGATACACTAACGCTAACAGCGACCGACTATGGTATAGCGACGCGGGCGACCCGGAGACATGGGGCAGCACCGCGTTCTACAATTTCGGCGCTCCTATTACTGCGCTGGTCCCGATGCAAAATGCATTGTCGGTCCACACCGAAGACGCGTTATACACATTGATACCAACAGGCAATAGTCAAATCCCGTATCAGGTCCAGCAACGTACCAGCTCAGATCCTCGTAACCCTCAGCGCGGCGGAACTATATCTGGACGAGCTGTAATCGTATTGCCAGGCAATGTCCAGGTGTTCCCGCTGGACGACGGCATATACATGTGGACAGGCGGAGACACGATTGAGCGCATCAGCTATGCGCTTGATGAGGGGTATTGGGATAATGTTGTAACGTCCCGGCTGTCACAATGTTTTGCGGTATACTGGGCGACTGAGGACGAGGTGTGGTTTTGGCTGACCTACGGCAGCGGCAAAACTAAGATGAATGACATAATGGTGCTGTCTACTAAACATCTATACCAAGACCCGTCAACGGGCACTACGCGTATGGCGTGGTATGGTCCGTATCGCAATGGCACCAACTTGGAACGCAACTGTGCTGCTATTATTGACGGCAAGCCGCATGCGGGGAGTTATACGGGAGTGTTGTATGATCATGCCCCCGAGAATCTCTATACCGACGATGGATCTAAAAACGATTCGTATTTCATGACGGGGGCCGCGGCCCCTTACGGCGCAGATGTCGATTTGCGATGGCTCTATGCCAAAACTTATTTCGACGCGCTCGGCGAGTATACAATAACGATCGACCAAGAGTCACAAGGGGTCGGCGTCCATAGTGGCACGTTTAAAACGGTTTTAGGAGGCGCAGCATTGGACTCATTTACTCTCGGAACCTCTAAGCTGGGTACTACGCGGATGGTTTCAAAAGATCTTGAGCTGCGTGGCTATGATCCTCATAGCTCGCTGTTATTTACCAACAACAATAGTAATGAGCCGTATAGAGTACGGCGCACTCACCTGCAATACAAGGTGATCGGGCGACGGCGCAAACAAAAAGCAGGGATGATTTAATTATGATGATGATGCATGGACAAAGCGCTAAAAAGAAGAAAAAGCGCCCGACAGCTAAGGGGAACCCGTTCACCCAGGGCTCTACTGCGGCTAAGGGGAACCCGTTCACCCAGGGCTCTGCTGCGGCGCCCAAAAAAGCATCGCCGTTTGAGACGATGTCCAAGGCAGACGCGATCGGCGAGCGACTGGCGCCAGAAGCAGTGGCCCCGGCAGCAGCAATGGGAGCGGTGGTCCAGAATGCGGGGGCAGTCGATCCAGCGGCAGCAATGGGAACGGCAGCTCGGAACGTGGGGGCAGTCGATCCAGCGGCAGCGATGGCCCGTGGAGCAGCCACTCCTGCGGCAGCAATGGGAGCTCAGGCAGCGTCGTCGGGGAAGACTCAGGTTTCTTCGGGAAATCGAGACGGCGGTCCTGCGCCTCCGACTCCAGCGGCAGCAATGGGAGCTGCCGCTCGGAACGTGGGGGCGGTAGCTCCAGCGGCAGCTCAGGCGGCAGCAATGGGAGCAAGCGGAGGCCCGAAAACGTTAGCTACTGGAGCACAGCTGGACCCATCAGCGGTAATGGCAGCAGCGGGCGAAAAGCAGCAGGTGTCCACGGTTCAGCAGGATCGCTCTGATTATATCGACACCATGTTAGCGGGCGGCGGAACAGATACTGCTGATACTGGAGACGGCACGGTGACAGACTGGCCAGACGTCGATGACCGTGGCGGATCTAAAGTCGCGGGCCGCATGCACGAAGGGTTTCCGGTTTATGAAGATCCTAACGGCGGATTCTACACGCGCCGCCCTGGCAGCTCGCGGGTCCATTGGATTACTGACCCGGCCCAAGTGAGTGTTACGGGTCCAAAAAAAGATCCTCAAACTGCGATGGATGAACAGGAGCGCAAGAACCTCTTAAGGCAACAACAAGCAACGGTAGAGACTCAGACCGGGTCTACCGAGGCTATTGATCAGCGCGATCCAACGCAGGCTGCATTTTCAAACGCGGCATCTTCGGGGGATATTCCGCTGGCGGCAGAGACGATTACCGGTCCCCAAGCCATACAAGGGAGCGGTCTGAATACGGAAATCGACCAGCAGCTTAGTAGGGGCGCCGCCTTAGACTTGCAGAGCGACGACGCGCTGCGAGGGAATCAACAGAACGTCCTGCAATTGATGGGACAGCGGGCAGAGGAGGCGGGCCGAGCAGCAGTTGAAAACCTATCGCTCCCTGATGTCACGGCAGTCTCGGTGCCAGAGCGCACAGAGTCTGCGATGGAGCAGGCCATCGGCGAGAGACTGACCGATCGGTTAACGGGCGGCAGGTTTCTGGATCCCCAATCAGGATTGACAAACGAAGGCGAAGCGCAAGCGCTGCGGCGCTTACAGCAAGACTCTTACTTAGGGGAGTCGGAAGGCTTAGACGCTGCGGAGCGGGCAGCGATGCTCCGACTCGAGGAAGGCGGGCGGCGAACAGTGCCTATCGGGAGCGAGCTGTCAGGAGCGGCAGAAGAGGTTATCAGGAATAGATTGATGGGCGGGGAGAACCCGGCTATGGCAGCACAGCGGGCGCGGGTGGAAGAGCGCTATGGACGATCGATGGACGAGGGCCGTGAAATGCTCAACCGGTTGGGAGTATTACGGGGCGGCGATACGGCCGATGTCTTTAACGAGCTAACACGCGGTCGAGATCAGCAGATGCTCGACGTCGATGCATTAGGCTACGACATGCAGTCTCAAGCGATCGCCGACGCATTAGGATATCAAGGTCGTCGTGATCGCCTCGAATCTCTGAACCAAGAGCTCGAGCGCCAGGCTATCGGCGATGTGTCCGGGTTAGCATCGCAGCGCGACCAACGCGCCGGGATGGAGGGTCAGATGCGCCGTGAGGCTATTGGCGATGTGATGCCGTTCCAGCAGCGCCGCGATCAGATATCGATGGCCGAGCAGGATCTACAACGCCAAGCGATCGGCGACGCCATGACTCGTCAGGAGGGTATCGACGCCAGAGATTTCCGCGAGTCTGAGCTGACCGGGTCATTGCGTGGAGCAGCCACACTACCGGCGCGGTTAGCGCAAGCCGGGCTCCAGTTTGACGCGGCCGACCTCCAACAGAATGTTGCAGACCGGACGTTAGCGCGTCAGCTAACACAGACGGCGCCAACGCAGCGGGAGATGTTTGAGGAGAGTATCCGCCAAGCTCGCCAGGGCGAAGATTTCACTCGGGCTGAGCTAACAGGTAGTCTCGTCGGTCCCGGTGGGCCAACTAAAACGCTCCAGCGAGAATTTGGCGAGGCGGACCGATTAGGGAGACTGGGCACCGAAGACACGATGGCGCGAACACGGATGGAAGACGATCTCGAAACACAACGGGTAGCTCGAGGCGCCACTGAAGCGGGCCTGACCGGAAGATATGATGGTCGTCAAACTTTAGCGGGGCGTGGCCAGCAATTTGGCGAAGACGTCACCTCCTACGAGCAGGAGGCCAACCGGGTATCGCAGGAGTTAGAGATCGAAAAAAGCGACTTAGACCCCGAAGAAAAAGAAGCCCTGCTGCTTAGATTGGAAGAAATCTACGGTCCAAGAATGGGCAGCGCAGACGACTACTGGAGGGATCCGAATCGTCCTACTGATAGGTATTTCGGGAACCGAGGGGTCGATCGTAGAGGTGGAATCGATGCGAGGGATGACCTCATCCGAAAAATTATGGATCAGGATAGGGTTTCGGATGACTGGGAAGAATATGATGTGCAAGGGGGCATGGGATCGAATGTCCGCACCGGGCCAGATTCATCGCAGATCTCTGGCGATTATGGTGCAGCTACCGTCACCGGCGAAGATGAAACCCGAGAAGTCAAAGTCACGAATGAGGACATCCAAGCTGGAAACAGAGCAAAAAGAAGACGCGCCCAAGAAGAGGCGATGAATCGACGCCGAGCAGAGATGGGATTGCCGCCGCTTACCGGTCGGGCCGCATTAGAAGAGATTCTTAGAATCTGGCCCGGGGGATAGAGCGATGGAAATGGGGGCGTCCGGTCTACTATAGTACCTCAATAGGCGCGATGAAACTTCAGGAGCAAGAAATGCGATATAAAAAGTTGAGGCATATCTGATGGCAGCGATTAATCCTGCGACAATAGCGCTGGCCCTCAAAGGGGTTGGGCTGTTATCGTCTCTCGCCGGAAAACATTATGCCGGAAAAGACGCCAGAAAAACACAGCAAAAACAAAAAGAAGCGCAGCAGACGGCTAACCTCATCAACGCGTTCCGGAGCAACCGGTTTGCTCGGTCGGAGCCTACGCCCGTCGTCCACAAGACTGGCACGGCGACCAACATACTCAGCAAGTTGGGTCAAGCCGCCAACATAGGAGGCGACCTGGTGGGCATGTATCAAGGGCTTAAGGACGCGGAATCCCTGCGGCAGCATGGGGAAAAGATGCGGCCCCTGCAACTCGCAGAGGCGGAACGCAAAGATGCGTTAGCCCGAGGGGCAAGCAAGGCGTATCAATTGCCTATCGACGATACCGGACGCAGGCTCACGTCGGCGTCCGGAGGGTTAGACGTAAACCCCTGGCGCTATGCCGCCGAAAAGGCCGTCATGGATCCGACCGAACTCGAGGGATTTGAAAAAGGCAAGATGTCCCGACTGGCGGCGAAGGCCGCGCTCGATAAAATGCGGATGGAGGCCGCGGGCGGGCTTACGCCATACCAAAAGGTGCAGACAGCGATTACGGTGGGTGATCAGACGACTAAACGAAATGAGAAAGTCGCCGATGGAATTTTGAAAGACGCGGCGCTGGCAGGCACAACGGGCATCCCATTTGATCAGTGGATGCAGACCATTCCGGGAGAGTTCATGCTGTCGGACTACTCGACCAAAAATAATTTCCAGGACCGCGTAGCACTGGCATACAATGCCGGCAACAAAAAAGAAGCCGACGCTGTAAACAAGAGGTTTAGCGATCTTGTGTATGGCGAAACATTCAAAAAATTGAAGAGCGATGGGCTCATTAGGAAAGCGGGCGACCTGAAATTCGGCATCAACCTGCTGCATACGGGATACGAGCAATCGAATGGTGCTGGAGATGTCCAGATGACCAATGCGTTTGTCCGCCTGGCTGACCCTGGCGTTAGCGTAAGGCCAGCGGAAAGCGCGACCGTGGAAGAGGCGGCAGGCTATCTGGAGCGATTAGGACTGATTGCCAGCGGGGAGAAATGGTTAGAGGGCGACATGTTTACCGAAGCCGTCCGACTGAAATTGCTTAACGCCGGTAGGAGGAATTATTCTACAAATGCCAAGACCGTGAAAGACGCGCTTGAAAACGAACGTGCAGTAACGATGCATGCCTACGGGATGTTGTTCGGAGAAAAAGAAGGGAGTGTGAATTTCATCGACGAAACGTCAGCGCAAGCACTGGTGGACAAGTTTTTCGCCACGTATGAATTACCGGAGTTAGCGCCGGTAGAGTCGCTCAGGCCAACCGTCAGTAAGTATGGAGCGCTGGCCAAGGACGCGGCGACGGCGGCGGGAGACAGCTTAAGGGCGGCTCAGAAAATACTGGAAGACCAGCAGAGAGAGAAGCTCACGGGGAGTGTCCGCTAATATGGCCATTCCGCTGACAGATTTGCTCAACGCCGACGGGACCGTAAAGTCTACAGACGAGATCCTGCAACTTCCGGCTCTGCAAGGGCTAACCGCAGAACAACAGATAGCGTTGCTTGGCGATACCGAGACTCAAATAACAGCTCCCGATCCTGGGCGTCCGGACTTTTTCGACCGGGCCGCGACATCGTTTGCCAATACGCCAGAGGGCATTGTTAACATCCTAAGCGAGCGCGGATACGATGCCCAAGTCACACCCGACGGGGTCATGGTTACAACGGAACAGGGGACACGTCGGTTAGACCCAGAGGGATTTGACATTGGGGACATAGCAGATTGGGCCGGAGAGGTGCTGCCGGTAGGCGGGGGGATTCTCGGGGAGATTGGAGGCGGGGCATTGGGAGCAATGGTTTCAGGAGGAGCGGCCTCGTGGCCTCTTGCGCTGGCCGGATCTGCGGCGGGAGAAGCCGCGGGCGAAACCGCGCAACAGTATTTCGGGAGACTGTTAGGGTCTGGAGAGGACTACAGCGGCAAAGATATTTCCGAAGCAGCGCTCTGGGGAGCGGGCGGGAAAGTGGGAGGCGACCTTTTGCGGGCAGGGGTAAATAAACTCGCAGCCCCATTTAGGTCAGGAGTGGGCGGACGGTTGGATGAGACGGTTACTGATCCTGCCCGAGCATTGGACAAGGCGTATCCTGCTGATCTTGGGAAAAAGGGTCTTGAGGAAGCCCTGCCGTTATCAGCGCGGACTGATTCGCCGACGCTGCAAGCAGCCGAACAGAGGATGGGTGAGATACCAGGGCTTGAGACCTACATGGAGCGGCAGGTCCGGGAGCCGTGGGAGACGGCGACAAAAGCTACTTTCAAAAAGATAGGGGAGGGGGTAGGGCGGAAGGCCGCTGGCCGAGAAGCTACCGGGGAAGACATTTTAGCGGCCGCGACCAAAACCCTGGAGGCCCGCAAGCAGCAGGTAAACCAAGCGTACAAGAGAGCGGAAGAATTAATCGACCCTGACGCGCCGATGAACCCGGAAGAAACACTCCAGTCGCTCAACCATCTGCTCGAGCGGACCATGGTCGATTTAGATCTCGAGTTGCCATCGGCGACCGTTGAAAAGCTGCGAAAGATTCAGCGGGATCTATCTAAGCTGACGAGCTTTCGTGAATTCGACGGATACCGAAAGGTTATCGGCGATGCGCTCGATGAGAAGGCGTCGCGAGCATTTACACGACACGGAGCAGATGCCCAGCTATCGAATTTATACGGAGCCATCACGAGAGACCTGGACGCGCACCTGATCCACCAAGGAGAAAAGGCGGCGCAGTGGTCGCCCATAACATCAGCAGGCGGACGACTCGCCGATCCGCAAATAGCAATGGAGACGGCCGAGAAGGCCGCTAAGATTCCGCAGGCGGCTAAAAAAGCCAAGTCGATGGCCAAGGAGAGGTTCTTGATCGAAGACAAGGCCTCCGTGAACCGGCTGCTCACAGACCCAGACGCCATGGGCAATGTGATTCCCAAAATCATGGGAGGCACGTTCCAACCAGGCCAGATTCGGCGCCTTAAGCAGCGGCTCGGAGCCTCCATAGGGGAGTCAGGGCTGACCACAACATTTGAGGGCGGGCGCGTGTGGAGAGCGATTCAAGCGCAGGTTCTTACCGAGCTTCGCGAAAAAAGCATAAAGCGGGGCCGAGAAAAAGAGCAAGCGTTAAGCGGTGCGTCGATGCTGTCGGCGATCAAGCAAATGGGAGGGTTGCCTAAGTTGGAGGCCATCTTTGACAAAGATCTCGCTAACAACATTTTTTCTTTTGCTAACATGCTCAGGGATGCTGACGTTGCTGAGAGGTTTGCTAACAGATCGGGGACTGGACGAGCAAATATGTTCATGCAATTCATGGGAGATCTCCTAAGATCTCCGGCGACGCTCTTGGGCAAGGGGGTAGCGATGGCAGGTATGGCCAAGGCTACTGCGGCTCCGGCGGGGACCAGGACTCGGCAGTGGCTGACAGAGGGATTCGGCCAAGGGCCGACGTCGCAAAATATTCTTAAAACGTTAGGCAGTATAGGCGCCCGTGGAGGGATACATGCGTGGCCGAAAGGAGATACGCGGTAATGGCACTGAGCAGGGTAAAAACGTGGAACGCGGCTGAGACTCTAACGGCTGCTGACCTCAATGCAGAATTCAACAACATTTGTAATCATTTTGGATCGATCGACAATGATGATGTAGTATCGACAGCCTCGTATGTATTAGGCGAGTTGGTTATCGGGGCGGGTATAACGTCAGCAGACGGCGGGCAGCTACATGTCTACACTGCCAGCGCCGGTTCCGTCCAAGCTCACGCCGACGCCGATGAGGGGGTCTTTGAAAATAGCGGCAACTCAGGTATTACCATCCTATCGGGCGCAAGCAACACCGGAAACATTCATTTCGGCGACACCGACAACGACATCGGAAAAATAAGTTACAATCATTCTACAAATGGTTTTACGGTCACCGCTAATAACGCAACCGCAGCTGCTATCAGCAGCGCGGGAGTGCTGACGACTGGTGGTAATATTGTCAGCGATACCGATAGCACAGATGATCTCGGCACCACGTCGGTGCGATGGGCTAATGTGTATACGGACGCTATAGGCGATAGCGGGCAAGCACTTGGAGTTAAGGCGACAACTTTTTCCTTCGACGCTGCCAGCACCATTGACACGAGCGGCAACAACAACCTAACACTATCTGCCGGTACTGCTACACTCGGAGTTACTGCCGGTGATGTTACGATTTTTGACGACAACAACAATGCCGACACGTCACTGTCGATAGGGACCAGTGCAACAGAGGCGCTTAAGATCGAGGTCTTAAACGGGACCAGCACTAAAACTGCTGAGGAAATAAAAATCAGCACGGCTACTGCATCCGGCACGGCCAACCACGGCAAGATCTCGATCTATATCGACGGCACCGAAATCATGGACATCGATGACGGTGGCATTGACATGGCCGCGGGCATGAGTGTTGCCGTCGATGGGACAGACCTTACGTCTGGTTCAGGCATCAGCTGGGACGGCTCAACTGCCAACGGGGTAGCGACGTTTAAGGACAGTGATGAGGCCACGGTTGAGTCTAATCTCACGTTCGGCAGTGATATACTTACGGCTACCTCTACCTCTTCAAATCTTCCCAAAGTTGAGCTTAAAAACACTAATGCTGACGGAACGGCTGGCATCCTCCAGTTCACAAAAGATTCGGCCAGTGGCGCTGACAGTGATCTTATGGGCACCATTCAGTTTTACGGGACTGACGCCAGCAACAACACAGAAGAACCATTTGCCAAAATCGAGGGCATTGTTGCTGAGGCCGATCACGGCTCTGAAACAGGCAAATTGGTTTTCTCCGTTGCCGAAAATGACGGGACTATTACTACTGGATTAACGGTGGCTGGATCAGCTGATGAAGACGGCCTTGTGGTAATAGACACTCCTCAGCATCCGTCATTTATGGCATATAACGATGGCCACTTAGCCGGTGTCACCGGAAATGCCACTAATTATACAGCCGTATTCAATCAAGAGCGGTGGGA